ATTTTTTTTTTGTAAATATCCCACCCTCAAACAAACATAATATATATTTTTTTTAGAAGCATTTATTATAGGAAACCATCTTTGCAACTTCAAAAATTTTAAAAATTTTCAAAATTTTTATAATATTTTGGGGTTGTAATCCAACAATTTTAGTTTGGTGTATATAATTATTTGTATAATTATTTGGTGGATTCATAAATATTTTGTATATTTGCATTGTTCGACGCGTTAATGTCATTTCGCGTACTCTTTTCCGGAGCCTTATGAGGTGTGGATTAAAGACAGGGGTTTTAGCCGATCTTGTCACTGGCTGGTGTAGTAATATTTTAACCACCGTCAAACAAGTGTCCCGCATGGCCAACATGTAAAATGGGTAGGAACTACGGCGAGTTTCACCCCTACGAACGAGAACAGTCCTTGATGAAGCGTTGCGAAAAGTAAGCGCGCGTGCTCCGCTGTTGAGGCGGTTAAAATGCATAATATACTGGTATTCTATCTCTCCCGGAATGACATTTTGCCGGATGGGGAAAAGAGAGACAGGCCTGTAATTCCTGTATGGTTAGGTTGCGGTAAGGCTATATGCTAGACGATTGAATTACCGGTCAAGGATAACGGGGGTGGCGAGTAATCGCGAGTACTCGCCCCGCTATTGCTGTAAGCGTTTCTATTAGTTTTAGGCGTCCAAGGTCGTAGCGGGGGAGGGCTAATTATGTTTAATAGTTAACGAAGTTACTTAAATAAAGTTAAATTAAGTTAAGTTTATGTAACGTTGATGTTAGACAATCTGTTCTCCCATTAGGCTTCCTGGGTATTCAGGGTATTGTATAATTACATTAAGTTTTTTTTTAATGGGTGTTGTTAGTTCTGCGAACAGGGTTTTTGTAGGCAAGGTTTATGCCTACGCGAAGAAACTGAGGTTCAATTCTGACGAGGCTTTTACGGCCAATTGTTTGACGAATCATGGTGTCAGGTTTGAGCGCATGGTTCCCACTTTCATCAGGAATGATGATGGTCTATGTGTTCAGGCGTTCATCACGCCGATAGTGATCAGGGACAACATGATGCACAAGGTCGCGTTGTCCACTTATAGGCCTCCAAGGGTGTTCATGCCGGATGGCATAAAGGTTGACCATCGTATGGCAAGAAACGCGTGGCGTAAGGTTCATATGAGTTATGACGTTATTCCTGAGGGATCGAGTGTGTTTGATATCCGTGCGATTCTCAATGGGCGTCGTCGTCCAAAGTTTGTTTCAGAGATTGAGTTTTAGTTTATGGTTTTTGAGGAGATAGTTGAGCGCATGGGGCGCAAGCCATACCTTTTGAGTATGGGTTCCGGCAAGTTGAGCCGTTATTTGAAGTGCAGTGTTGACGATATACGCAGGGCCAAGGATGCTGTGCGGTCGTCTGGTTATCACAGTGCTGTTGTTGGTCCTCCTAAGAAGATGCCTAAAGTGTTGGTGTTTGACACCGAGACGGCCCCTATGTTGGGTTATATCTGGGGCTTGTGGAAACAGGATATCGCGTGGGATCATGTCAGGCAGGATTGGTTCATGTTGTGCTGGTCCGCCAAGTGGCTTTACGGCGGCGAGGTTATGTATGATGTGCTGACTTCAGAGGAGGCGCTAAGGCAGGATGACTCGAGGATTATGCGGTCATTGTGGAATCTTATTGACGAGGCTGATGTCGTTGTGGCGCATAACGCTAAGAGGGCTGATGTTCCGTGGATGAACACGCGGTTTATATTGAACGATCTGAAGTGTCCTTCTCCGTATTATATCATAGACACTCTTGATGTCGCGAAGAGATACTTTGGCTTCAAGAGCAACAAGCTTGACGCTCTGGCCGGTTACTTTGGCTTTCCTCACAAGATAGGCACTGACTTCTCCTTATGGGAGAGATGTCTTAAAGGTGACAGAAAGGCTCTTGAGGAGATGTCTGTGTACAATCAGCAGGATGTCAAGATTCTTGAGTTGGTTTATCTTAAGCTGAGGCCGTGGATGAAGAGTCATCCGAATGTAGCTGCGACATTTGATGACGGCGTTGTAAGATGTCCTGTATGTGGTTCCTCGGAGGATCACTTGGTTGAGATACCTGACAGGTATTACAACACTAGCACTTGTAGGTATAAGCTTTACAGATGCATCGATTGCGGGGCCGTCGTGCGTGGCAGGGAGAATCTCAACAAAGACAACAAGAAGGTTGTTCCATTGACGTCTCCTGCGAGATAGGAAATACTTTTTTCATAATGGATAATAATATTGACAAGTGGGGTTCTCTCAGCATGCCCGAGAGGGCCTCACTTATTTCGTTATTTACCGGGAGTGGTGTGACGAGTCTTGATGAGATGAGGGCATTGTATAACGAGTATGGCAACGGTGGTGGCATACATATTGATCCATCAAAGAAAGGCACGTTCACGTCGGCCGCGAAAAGGCACGGCATGGGCGTGCAGGAGTTCGCGTCGCGTGTCCTTTCCAATAAGGATGATTATAGCACCGCGATGGTAAGGAAGGCCAACTTCGCCAGAAACGCTGCCAAGTGGCACGGAGATGGTGGAGAGGTTGAACAGATGTTTGATTCGATAACGCCATCAGAAAAGGTCGCGATAAATCTTCGTGGCCTGAGCAGAAAGCAGATAAAAAACAAGGCTTATGATCTTGCTGATAGATATGGTCTTAACGACGACATTATCGGAACTAGGAGACAGGCGAGAATGTTCAACAGGACGCAGAAAAGGTGGCACGATAAAGGAGCCGATAAATACATTGATAAACAATTATTGGATGCGATCAGAAATGGTGACAAGCAGGCGTTTAATGACTATATAACTCTCGGTAGGGACAGGTTCGCAACCAAGTATGCGTTCCCTGCTATAGCAGGAGGGATCGTCGGTCCTGCCGGTATGCTTGCTGGAATAGCCAATACGATATTTGATGCTGGTATAAATCAAACCACTGGAGGTTTGCGCGACAGCTGGGGAGATCTATTTGTTGACAGGTATTCACGCCCAGTTTTAAGTTCGCTTCTTGAGTTTACAAATCCATTGAATTTTTCCGGAACAAAAGTATCTGGAAGATTAAGTGGAGAGCATTTTTATGATGTTCTCGATGATATAGAAAAGGCTTTCGGTAAGAATAGTAAGGAATATAGAGCAGCCATACAGACCAAACCTGAATTAGTTTTCAAGTTACGCGATGAATCCGGTTCTATACAAGCGTATAATGATAAGACTAATTCTATAAGATACGCCCCCTGGACGTCAAAGACATCACTTGCCCATGAGTTTGGCCATTCTGTCGGCGATAAGCTCGAAAGAAAAGGTATAGGCTTATTATATGATAATGGCAAATACGTATATGAGGGACATAATATAAACACTACTGATAAGAACTATATTGATGTAGTTCCGCGAGAACTCTATGCCGATTCGTTCAGGCAGATCGTTAAGCCATATAAGGGGCTTGATAAAGATCTGAAGCTTAGAGCGCGGATAGCTGATGAATACCTTAATGATGGTATGCCAGATTTTACTGGATGGTCTAAATCCGGCGAAGAGGTTCCGACGTTCTTGCGCAATGAATACTCTGATATATATAGAAAGCAAAGGCTGGATTACAAAAATGTGTATGAAGACGCAGCTAAATTGGGTGTAGATCCTAGAGCTTATCTACAAATGAAATCAAGGGCTTACGCTGATTATCTTAATCATTTTGGCGGAACACCTAATATACAGTACCATGGCGCTCCGTATGCAGATGCCACTATATTTCCACAAAAGTCGCATCCTTTATATAGAGTACAGGTCAGAGGAACAGGTACTGGTCCCGAAGGTATATACTTAACTAATCAAAAAGGATATGCAGAGCGTTATGAGCAGCCTGGTATAGGGGTTCACACGGGCTATAAACCTGACTGGTATAGCGGTGGGAGAACATACGTCGTCAGTGCAGGCGTCAATCCGATTGATATAACAGATCCACGTATGGGAAAGATGCCAGCATGGATTTTGCAGCACATAACACCCGAGAACAGAGCATATGTTGAATCATTGGGTTATAATGGGATTTCAGGTACAAGCGGTTTTGGTTTTAATGAAACAGCTGTGTTTTCGCCTAATCAGATAAAGTCACTTGAGGGTAATGTTGGATACTTTAATCCATGGAAGGAATCGATATATGAATAATAGCGATTATTATTGTTTATAATACAGTTGATAATTCTTTTTCAAAGATAGCCGAAATATCAGAAATTTTTTGTATCTTTGTATCATGGCGAACAAAGAAATGGCAATAATAGTATATTAGATATATGGATACATTAGAGATTGGAGTTATCGGTGAAATAGAGAAATATATTTATGACAAGATATTGTCAAAACCGCCGTTTTATAATTACAGGAAAAGGAGCAACGGTATTCCTAAAAAGATGAATGCCGACTCTGTTGTTGATCTTCCATTGAAGGATATTAACAATATTATATTTGACAGCATCATATCTTACAGGAATCCTCAGCAGTCTCAGTCATTTGATATCATTCCTTTAGCTACGTTCACTAAAAGGGATATAAGGTTCAGCTATTTTCTTGAACGACATAGTATTGTCAAGGCCATAATGTTTGTTGATCCTAAATGCTCATGTTCCTCATGGCGTGACATAAGATACGATAATATCACATCAGTGGAGTATCGTTTTGTTATGATAGACGCTATTAAGGAATTTCTTAATTTAAGGCGTTTTGACACACGATCTATGATTGAGATGTGTAATTATATGCGCGATACCAAAAAAGCGCTTAAAACGCAAATAAATGGCCTTGAATTCGATGTTATTAACAAAGATGGCATGGGTTATATATTCCTTCACATAGATAAGCGAATATTGAATAATTTAAGCGCTGTTTGTGGTGTTACTAATAAGTTTGAAAAAAAGTGAAGAAAAATTTGCATAATTCAAAAATTCTTTGTATCTTTGTATTGTTGAATTGATAAAGTGCCGGTTGGTATAATGGGCTAGCATCTTGGTTTTGTAATCCAAGGATATCGGTTCGAGTCCGGTACCGGCATCAATATTGTGGGGTGGAGAAGTGGTATCTCGCCAGGCTCATAATCTGGAGGTCGCAGGTTCGATCCCTGCCCCCGCAACAAAGTTTGTTTTGTTCAAATTATTTTGTTGTTATGAAGAAAGTTTGTGCTTTTATTGAATCAACCGTAGGATGGTTGATATGGTGTCTTGCGACAATATGGTCGCTTGTGTCAGCCGCTACTCTTGGCGGCAACGTCACGAAATGCGTGGTAGTCGTGGCGGCATTTCTCTCCGGTTATTGGTTTGTCAAGGAGTTTTGCCAGACGGTGAATGGTAATGACATTCCAGTGGAGGTTGATGAACCTAAAACCGAACCAAAGCCTATTGGTTTTAAACAGGGTGGTACAAAGACCAAGAAGGCTGCTAAAGTTACAACTAAGTCAAAGAAGGCGAAGGAGCAGTAGGGCTGCGGACAGGGTACAAACGCCGTAGATGCCTCGGGCAGTAACCAGCCGCGGAGGATCGGTCCAGTATTAGCGAGCTGGGAGCCGGGTACCGAGAGAAACCCCGGTTTTATTGTTTTCAGAAAATTATCATATGGCTAAAGTTGATAGTGATATGTATCTCACACACCCGTCTCAATATGAGGATGAACCCGTGTTTTATTGCAAGCACTGTCATTCTTTGAGGATTATGGTAGGTGACGGATTCGGTGATTATTGTGACGAATGTGGCAGCACCGACATAGGCCAGTGCCATATTAATGAGTGGCTGGCAATGAAAGAGGAAGATAAAAACAAAAATTAATATTATATTGTTATGGGAGAAGTAAAGAAAATTGCACCATCTGTAAAGGTTGATTATGAGGCTCAATACAAGGAGCTTAAGGAGAAATATGATCAGGCAGTTGATTTTAACAGACAACTTTCGGCTCAGGCAAAGTCATTGTATGATAAGCTTCAGCGCGCCGACGCGTCCAATTTCTTCACAAGATTGAATTTCCTTTTTAAGATCGTTGAGCAGGCTCCGCTATTTCCTAAGAGTGTCGTTGCTGACACGATAGAGGAGATTACCGACGCTATGTTTAAGGAAGGCGATGATACCGATAAAGAGGATACTGATGAGTGTGAAAATGTAGGAACAAAAGAATAATCGGTTATGGCTAATGGAATAAACAGCGTGATACGCATCCCATCGTCACCCGGGAAGGAGTTCTTCAGGATGTGGCTGAATTTCCTGAGGCCTTTCCACATGATGTCTGATAGACAGGTAGACGTTGCCGCGACAATGCTTAATCTTAGGTTCGAGTTGGGGCGCGTCATAACAGATGAGTTTCTGCTTGACAAGGTCGTGATGAGCGCTGACTCACGCAGGAGAATCGAAGAGGAGTGCGGTGTCACACCGGAGCATTTGCAAATGTTGCTCACAAAACTGAAGCGCGCCAATTTTATTACTGACGGTAAGATAAATCCAAGGTTTGTTCCGAGATTTAATGACGGCGACGATTCATTCAAACTAATGTTATACTTTGATTTCAATGGCAAACAAGTATCGAGTTAATATGGATTATCTTGAAAGAGAGATATATCCACAGGTTGCCAAGGATATGGGTATAACCGTTGAGGAGGTCAGATATACCTATATGATGTTCATAAAACATTTGATTGATACAATGGGTGAGATAGACCTCTCTAAAGACATGACCGAAGAAGAGTTTAAGAAGTTGAGAACAAATTTTAACATACCTTCGGTCGGGAAGATAGGACTTCCCTATGACAGGTTCCAATACCTGCGGAAAGCGTATATAAACCAAAAAAGAATAGGTAAAAGATATGGAAGAGTACAAGACACGGATGATTGAGGAATATGGAGATCTAGTCAAGAAGTATTACAAGCTCAAGGCGTTCCTTGAGGTAGAAAGGGGTCAGAGGCATCTTGAAGCCATGGATAGGTCGTTGCTAAGGGAACAACTTCATTACATGGGTGGTTATCTTGAGGTTCTGTCAAGACGTATTGCAAGACTGTTCTGCACGCCGAATTTCGAGTCAGAATCAGGTGCTGCCTCGACAATAAATGCTTATCCTGCGCCTACACCTGCGCCTAAATCAAAATCCGTTAAAAGCGAATCAGAGGATTCATTGACTAATTGTTATTCAGGCAAGGCAGCTTCTGGCGTCAACGAAAAGAAGTCGAGTGAAAACAATGGCATTAAAACAGTATCTGCCGAGGATTTCATCAAATGGTTTAACAAGAACTTCAATTAATATGAATCTGTCAAAGATAAAGAAGATACGTCCTCTGTATAATAAGGTGCTTATTACCGCTGATAGGTTTACCGAAGATCAAGTTTCTGATTCAGGCATTATCGATCCTACAAAGCAGCACGGTGTGTTGATGCCGGTACAGAAAGTTGTTGCTATAGGTCCGATGGTGAGAGATGTCAAGGAAGGTGATGTTGTTTGCTTTAATCCTACAAGATATGGCAAAACTGTTCAGGTTAAGGATGAGAACTCCATCAAAGGCGTTATGGAATCGCATCACTCGGAAGTTAGATATAATTTCCCTGTTATCAATATCGACGGAACTGATTTTCTCTATATATATGACAGTGATATTGACTACGTGATCGAGGAATACGAAGAAGTTAAGTCTGGAGCGTTATATACACCTGACAAAAAACTCAAAACACCAAAGATTCATTAATATATAGATTTATTAATTTAGCCGGTCCGTAAGGGTCGGCTATTTGCGTTTATAATTATGAGATTAATAGATTTCGAGGATTATAAGATAGTTGTGACGCCAGAGGCGATGCTCATAAAGCCGATACGTGAGCTTTACAGAAAAGACAAGACTCGCGTGAAGGATTTTTTCTACCAGCAGATGTCATACCTTTATTTTATGGTTGATCCAAGGAGCACATATATGTACATCACAGATCCTCAGGAACGTGCAAAAGAGATCATAGCACAGGAGGGGCTACCAGCAAAATTCAAGCCGTCAGACGAGCTTAAACAGGCCATGGAGATATATAAGAAACATACCACAACATCAAGTACTCTTCTCCTTGAGGATACGCGCTTTATGGTTGACCAAATCCGTAAAGAAATGCGCTCCACAGATTTGTCCCAGCTTGAGGAGAAAGATAAGATTCTTGCTTTGAAGAACATGGTTTCAATGGGTTCAATGGTCCCCAAGCTTGTGAAGGATCTTTCCGATGCCGAACGAGCAGTGACACAAGAGCTTAACGAGATAGGTCGTGTCAGAGGAGGCGGCGAGAAGACAATATTTGAGGATGGTTTTGATGATTAGTTATGTACGAAGATATTGTTCTTAATAAATATCAGACCCCGATTAGTGAACTTGGGCTTGATAAACAGCCACAGGAGGTACAGGATCAGTTTTGGGATTTCTTCAATAACGTTCCTTTCATACGGTCTATGGTGTCTCCAAATAAGCCAAGGGCTCGTGACCTTCCAAGGGATTCAGAAGGTAAAATAATAGTAGATATAACCCAACCGCACATTATAGAGGATATGGATTATTTCAGACCGTCCGCGATACATTACCAAAAGTATGGTAGATTTACCGATTTAAGACCGAACGCCAATCCTAACAGCGAATTTGGCAAATGGATACGCGAAGAGCGCAGAAGGTGCTTGTATGGCTACGTAAGACCATATGACGGTGAGTGGATAACAGGGGATCATTATTTCTTTTTGAATTATTGTCCTATCTCTCTCCTAAAGAAATCCAGCAATGGAGGTAGAAAAGCGATGCGTGTAATTGACTTTCCTTTTTCATGGGAGGGGAATTATTATAGATTTCATTATTTAAATCAGGCGAGAGAACACGGTCTGATGGCTGCTGAGTTGGCTCGACGTGGGTGCGGTAAGTCATTCTGTGCCGCCGCAATGCTTGCCAAGCGTTTTATATTAGGAGAATCGTTTGAAGTAAACAAGCGTGTTGTTTCATATATAACGGCAACCGACAAGGCAAAGTTGACCGGTGGTGACCAGACGCTTGATAAATTTCAGTTCTACATAGATTTCATTGCGGAAAACATGCAGTGGCCATCAAGAAGACTATATAACTCATTGGCTGACATGAACTGGCAAATGGGTTATAAAGACCTTAATACTGGTACGAATAAAGGAACTCTTAATTCAGTTGTCGGTAAGTCTTCACAAAACGACGCATCAAAGCTTAGGGGAACCAGAGGCGTGTTATATCTCTTTGAGGAAGCTGGTACGTTTGATAATCTTCTTACGTTGTGGAGTAACCTATTGCCGTCTGTTTCTGATGGAGAATCTGTATTCGGACTTATGTATCTCTTTGGAACCTCTGGTGACCAGCAATCCGACTTCGCAGCAATGCAGGAGATTATGTATAACCCTGTCGGATACAAAACATATGGACTTAAAAATGTTTACGATAAGGAGGGTCAGGGGAGACCTACGTTCACATATTTTTTCCCGGCATATATAAACAGGTCAGGCTGCTATGACGAACAAGGTAATTCTGATGTAACAAAGGCGTTGCTTGAGATTCTTGTAAATAGATATAACGTTAAATACAATTCAACTGATATCAATACAATAACAAAGTGCATTGCCGAGATTCCAATAACTCCACAGGAAGCCATTCTTCGCACAAGGGGTAATATTTTTCCTGTCGCTGACCTTACCCAGCGCCTTGCTGAGATTGACAATGATCCACATACGTTTGATGATGTTTATGTCGGAGATTTGACACAGGAGAAAGATGGTACGGTCTCGTTCAAATTGACAGGCGATCAGCCGATTCGTGATTTCCCGTTAAAAGACAACAAGGTTTCCGGCGCTCTTGAGATATTCAAAATGCCAGAGAAAGACGCACAAGGAAAAGTGTTTCCTCAGAGATATATCATAGGCCACGACCCGGTTGATAATGATGAGGCTGATACTATGTCCCTTTCCTCAACATTTGTATTGGATTTGTGGACAGATACAATTGTAGCCGAGTATACTGGAAGACATCAGTTTGCCGACGATAACTTTGAAATGCTGAGAAAACTGGGATTGTTCTATAACGCGAAAATTCTATATGAAGCGCATCCTTATGATCAAATCGTCAGATTACCAACCGGTGAAACAAAATTTTGGGGTGATATTGAAATTGGTGATAAACTTTTTGCGCCAAATGGAAAAACCGTACGGGTTATAAACGTACCTATAGATGGCGAAGATGATATATATAGGTTGACACTCAGTGATGGTAGATTTGTTGATGCGAGTAAAAATCATATTTGGAATGTAATTAAATATGGTAGAAAAAAGCCGTATAATACAACGACAATTGATATATTAAATAATGGCTTATATACAAATTCTGGTCAACACAAATTTTTTATTCAGAACGGAGGAGCTGTAAATTATGAACATAAAGACGTTCCTATCGATCCATATACGTTGGGTTTGCTTATATCAGAGGGAGCGTTAACAAAGTTTCCTAAAAATAAGACGCATAATAAAAGGCGTAGGAATGTCCAGATATCGTCTGCCCAACAAGATGCTGAGTTCTATAAAACAATTGTTCCTTATGAAATAAAACACATTGGTAATAAAGGTTATTCTTGGCATATATATATAGATGATATTGATAAAAAATTAGACTCTCTTGGATTATTACATAAAAATAGCCAAACAAAATTTATTCCGGACGTATATTTATATAACGATAAAAATACGAGAATTGAATTACTTCGTGGTTTGATGGATGGCGATGGATGCGCTACAAAAAAGGGTTCTAATATATATATAACCATTTCAAAAAAGCTTGCAGAAGATCTGATTTTGTTATGCAGGAGCCTTGGTATGTATGCTCGGTATCATAAATGTGTAGAAGAAAGAGATCATTTATTTAGCAACTCAGGCAATACTTATAGGTGTAAGAAAACTTATAGGGTCGCAATTGCAACAAATGAAAGGATATTTAATCTTCCACGAAAGGTTGAAAAGCAGCATATTAACCATCCTGAAATCAAAGGGAGTAAGGCTGGCGCTTTTTTATATAAAACGGCCATAGACAAGATTGAATATGTTGGCAGAAAGAGATGTAAGTGCGTAACTGTTGATTCTGATGACGGGTTATATATGGTAGGAGATTACGTTGTAACCCATAATTGTAACATCAAGGGTGTTTATTCATATTTTTCCAGAATGAATTGTTTATACCTCTTGGCTGATACTCCTGAATATCTCAAAGACAAGGATATTATTAAAAATATAGGCGTAGGTAACAACAGCAAGGGAGTAAAGGCTACCAAGCCTGTAAACGATTATGCCAACAGGTTGATTCGCGATTGGCTTCTTAAACCTGTGACTATACAATCTAGCGAAGACGGTGAAGAGACTACTGTATTTAATCTTACTAGAATACGCAATAGGGCACTAATAAAGGAACTTATGCTATATAATCCAGACATAAATGTTGACCGTGTTCGTGCCTTAGGCCTTTTAATGCTCTATCGCGAACAGTTTATGGTTACGTATAATGGTGACCCATCTTCATCTAAAAACGTTGTTGAGAGCGATTATTTGGGCAATGATGATTACTTTACTAGGAATTATGACAATCGGTTGCGTAAACATAGCGATAATGTAACGGATAGTTAACTTTTATGATTAGCCTCGTTGAGAAACGGGGCTTTTTTTATATCTTTGCACAATTGGAATTTAAATATTTAATAATATGTCGGAATACACTAGTTTCCCACCACAGCAGTTGCCTCTATCCCAGAAGACCCGGAGCTGGAGACGGCAGTGTGTTGACTGGGGTGACAACAGAGGTTTCTTTAATTACAGTCCGGTGAGGAACTCTGTGGTCCATAAGAAAATTAATTACGACTTGCTTAACGGCAAGCTCCATATGAGCGATTTGGCAATCGTTCTGAATCCAAATAATCTCAGATCCACTCTTATACCAGAGAATATAGTACATTATCCAATAATGAACTCAAAACTCAATGTCTTGAGAGGCGAGGAATCTAAGCGGGTATTTGATTACAAGGTTGTCATAACCAATCCTAATGCTCTTTCAGAGATTGAGGAAACAAAGAAACAGCAAATGCTTCAAGAGGTTCAGGCAATGATCGCAGATCAGAGCCAGAGTGAGGATGAGTTTAACGTAAGGCTTGAGAAGCTTAGCGACTACTACACTTATGATTGGCAGGATATGCGCGAAGTTCGTGCCAACGCATTGCTTAATCATTATTCAAAGGAACAGAATTTTCCATTGATATTCAATAATGGCTTCATGGATGGCCTGACAGTAGGTGAGGAAATATATCAATGCTCAATCGTAGGCGGGGAACCTCTTCTTGAAAGGGTGAATCCACTTAAGATACGTGCTTTCAGGTCTGGTTATTCAAACCGCATAGAAGACGCGGATTGTGTTATTCTTGAGGATTATTGGTCTCCTGGCAAGGTGATAGATTACTTCTATGACGTCCTTTCACCAAAAGATATGGAATGGATAAGAAAAATGCCGGATTTCGCACAAGGGTCCAATGTTGACGCCATGGGCAATATTGACGAGCGAAGAGGATTTGTCAATGCTGGAATGATTGATGACGCGATTGATGTTCGTGGAGACGGCTATTTCTTTGATGCGATGAATCTCTTTCCTGATTCATATGATTCATCGTTGCTGCCGTATGATGTTGCTGGTAATATTCGTGTGATGAGAATGTACTGGAAATCGCGCAGGAAAATAAAGAAAGTAAGATCGTATGATCCTATAACTGGAGAAGAGGTTTATAATTTCTATGATGAGAATTATCAGATAGATCCGTCGATAGGAGAGGTTGAGGACACTTTCTGGGTTAATCAGGCCTGGGAAGGTACCAAAATAGGTACTGATATTTATGTCAATATGCGTCCATGTCCAGTACAATATAACAGATTGTCAAATCCTTCAAGATGTCATTTCGGTATAGTAGGCTCAATTTATAACCTCAATGACAGTCGTCCGTTCTCCATGGTTGATATGATGAAACACTATAATTATCTGTATGACATCGTTCATGACAGGCTGAATAAAGTAATGTCTCATAACTGGGGGAAGCTGATACAACTTGATATCGCAAAGGTACCTAAGGGCTGGGATATCGAGAAATGGATGTATTATGCAGAGGCTAATGGTATAGCTGTCGTTGATTCTTTCAAGGAAGGTAATATCGGCGCATCGACCGGCAAATTAGCTGGAGGTCTTAACAACAACACAACTGGCGTGATTGACGCTGAATTTGGTAACTCAATCCAAAGCCAGATAAACTTGCTTGAATTTATTAAACTTGAGATGGGTGAGATTGCCGGTATCTCAAGGCAGCGTGAGGGTCAAGTGTCCAACAGGGAAACCGTAGGTGGAGTTGAGAGGGCCAACGTGCAGTCATCTCATATTACAGAATGGCTATTTGTCGTTCATGATGATGTCAAGCGCAGGGCTCTTGAATGTTTTCTTGAGACTGCAAAGATAGCGATGCGTGGACGATCTATGAAGTTTAATTATATCCTTAGCGATAATTCAATGCAGATTATGTCCATTGATGGTGACGAGTTTGCAGAGAATGATTATGGTATTGTTGTTGATTCTTCTGATGGAGTACAACAGCTCAATCAAAAGATGGAAATGCTCGCACAGGCAGCATTGCAAAATCAAACGTTGAACTTTTCTACCATAATGAAGTTATATAACTCAAGTTCGCTTGCCGAGAAGGAGCGACTTGTAGAAAAGAATGAAAACGAGATGATACAGAGAGCTCAGCAACAGCAGGAACAACAAGCACAAATTGAACAACAGAAAACCGAGGCTGCTATGCAACAAAAATCAATGGAGATGCAACAGCAGGATATAATTAACCAGAGAGATAACGAGACAAAGATAATTGTAGCCAACATATCGGCTAACGCATCAATGGCTGCCAGACAGAATGACGGTATTATGGAACCTGATGAAATGAGCGAGTCTGAAAAACAAAATCTGCGTGAGAAGATACGTGAGTTTGATGCTAGACTACAACTTGACAGAGATAAATTCAATCACGATAAGCGTCAGTCCAACAAGGATAATAAGATTAAGGAAAAACAGCTTTCTATACAAAAAAGTAAGTCTTTAAATAAATAATATAAAATATAGAAATATAAAATGAAAAGAATAAATAGTAAACAAAATACTTCCAACTACAATTAAAATATGGAAATCAAACAATTATTTAAGACAAATGAACAGCCTATAATTATTAATAGGCTTGGCAATAACAATTATATCTATACTTATGTTATTGAAACTGGTAATGAAGATGTAGTTGATATTGAAGGAAAACCAGAAAATAAACTTTATTGGCTTTGTACTTGGGTTAAACTTGCTGGACTTCCTAATTATTCTGATTGTGCTAAAGCTATTATTAGAAATTATTATACTTTAGAAGAAGAATTTAAATTTATAAATATAGCTTCTAAAATGCAACTTGATATGCTTATTTCTGATGAAGAGCTTTCTGAATATAAAGAATATCTTGAAACTGTTAGTATTATAAAAGATAAAGTACGAAATGATTTTAATATTCAGAAAAAAAAGTTTACTAAACATAATTTAATAAAAAAATCAGATATTGAATCTTTTATTAAAACAGTTTCTAATAAATTTAATTTATCTGATGAAGATGCTGTAAATATTAAATCTATATATCCTACATGGGAAGAATTAATTGGTAAAGAAATAGATGTTGACACTAAACTTATATATAACGATAGATTGTTTAAGTCACTAGTTAAACATACTGTTCAATTAAATTGGCTTCCAACTGATGCCGCTACTGTTTATGTTGAAATTAATGAACGGAATAAAGGCACCGTTGAAGATCCTATTCCGTATAATGGAAACATGATTCTTTATGCTAATAAATATTATTCTCAAAACAATACTATATATAAATGTATAAGAGATAGTGTTATTCCACTTTACGATTCGCTTAATAATTTAATTGATATTTACACTGAGGTTTATAATGCTTAACAAACAAACATTTATACTAAAACCGCTATTGATATAATTTTAAGTACTATGAGGTAGAGTGGTTATGGTGATACTTGTTTTTTTTATGCTCAGTGTCGATAATTAGCTTTCTTTAAAAGAAATAAATATATGTCTGGAATACGTTTTGTATACTATGGTGCCAAGGCGCCAAGAGACAAGGAGCTCATATGGCTCAAACCATATGGGTGGCACAAATTCAGATTATATCGCTGGGAGGCTATTGATTGGTATCCTATCAGCGGCTCTATAGATATTGAAGACGTTGAGCGATTGATACGCGAGATTGCGCCTCAGATATTTGATGAGCTCCTGCAGGACTTTATTACAAATGTACTTCCAGATATAATTGATAACAGAATTTACGACATACTCAATGAGGTTCTTGAATCACGTGTCACTGATATAGTGAACAAGATTCTTAATGACTGGATAAGCAAAAACCTAAGACAGTATGTATACGGTTATATAAACGATTATCTCAAAGGTTGTCCTTGGGCTACGTTGCCGTTGAATGGTAGTGAATACATGTGGATCTTCCAAGACGGGCAGATACGAAAGTTGAAGATAAGTGATCTTGGCGGTTATATCAAACCAGTTGATCCACAGCCTCCAACGCCTGAGATTAAAGGGTCGTTTGATGATAGTTTTGATAATAGTTTTGATTGATATATATGGCAACAAAAACTCAAATTAAGAATTATATAAAGGATCGCGTGTATACTAACACAAAACAGGCGATCACCGGTAACAGCCTTCAGGAGACACTCTGCAGGGTTGTAGACGACCTTGAGTTAGGGTCGTCAACTGGCGGCGTAGAGAAAAACTATGTCGATTCTCAGGACAAGATGACTCTTGATGAAGCAAAAAAATATACTGACGCTAAAGTCGCTGGAGGCGGTGAGGCACTACTTACGTGGCGTTACTCAACAGTCGCGTCAAAGGATGCGCCGCTTGACCCGGATATGGCACCAGATTTGTGGCACGCCGCTCCGCAGACAGCAGACGACCACTGGGCTGCACTTAAGGAGACTGGTGGTAAATGGACTATTTGGCCTACTACAGCTATTGATGGTTCTGATGGTCGTGGTATTAGAGATACAGATACCACTTATGTATTATCTGACCAAGGAGTCAACCCACCACAATCAGGTTGGAGCGAATCTATTCCCGAAATCGTTGAAGGAAAATATCTGTGGTCAAGAACGATTACAACATATACCGATAATACACAAGATACTATTTATACAGTAACCTATATCGGCAGGGATGGTAATGACGGCAAGAACGGAAAATCCGTGAACATCAAAGGATCACTTGCCGGCATAAATGACTTGCCGACATCTCCTACTCCTTCCGAAAACGACGGTTATATTATTGGTGAAGATCTGTGGGTTTATACAGGAACTTCTCTTGAGAACGACAAGAATCATAACGGATTTACCAACGTAGGCAAGGTTAGCGTCAAAGGTGACTCGGCATGTCTACATATAGCATGGGCAAACACACTTGCTCCAGACTACGAGAACTTTACCACTCAGAAACCTAGGGGACAGAGGTTTAGATATATGGGTTCCTATGTTGATTATTCAGAAGACCCAAGCACCTGTGTTGACAGCGAAAACCCAGAGGATTACTATTGGCAGGAAGTTATAGGCGAGCAAGGCGAATCTGTTATCGTTGCTGATATTGACGATATGATGAAGGCTGTCGCACTTACATATGACGGCAAAACAATATCGGCAATGACATTTTCTCCTGTTGTATCGATGTGGTATGGCGTTCAACAGCTTACTCTTGACAGACTTGAGGCGAGGGTTGTTGGTACTAATTATGCAAACAATGTTATTGTTGTACCAAATAAGACAACAGGAGTTGTTTCTGTAAGCTTTAATGAAGGCGTTGAACTCTCTACGTTCCATGTTGATATAACCGTAGCCGCGACTGTTAATGAGATTCAATATGTAAAACTGCTAACATTTAATGTTCTTTGCGCAAAAGCTGGCGCTCCAGGAGAAGATGCTGTGCTATATAAGCTTGAACCATCAACAAAGTCTATAAAGAGATATAGCGATGGTTCTGTCAGCGATTTAACAATCTCTTGCAAAAAAATAAAGATTGTTGGAAAGGTTAAGAGTGATACAACAGACGGAACGTTGTATTATAAGATTGACGCAAATGATCAACAGGTTTACACTGGAGCTATTGATACATCATTAATTTCTAGTAAAATTCATTTTGAGTACATCGTAAATGATGTTCTCTGGGATATCGAGGATATATACATAGTAGAGGACGGTTCAATTCCTAAAGTTGTTGACACAAAGTATTCATATGCAATCACAATGAATCATGTGATTCCATCAGATGATTCTTGGACAGAACCTGCTCATCTTGAGGATTCTACGCCGATAGAAGGCCTTCCTGGCCAGTATCTGTGGACAAAGGTTATTTATACATGGTCTGACGGAACAGTGACATACTCTATTAGTTATTCCAGATGTGGTTTTGACGGTAAGGATGGAAAGACAAAACCATCTGTTGTCACATATAAAGGTGTATGGAAGAGCGATGGGTTATATACCGGAACCGAGACAGACGAATCTATTATAGTAGATATAGTTTATTTCACATCAGCAGGAGCCGTTGATGGCAAGTATTACATGGCTATTCAGACAAAGAAATTTGTCAATGAGAGTACGCCTCAACCAGATACAGATGCGGGTAAGGCTTATTGGTCAGCTTTTCAGGGACAATATGCGAACATAGCAACAGATTTCTTATTTAGTCAGCAAGTTGTATCAAACCTTATTCAAGCAATCAATATCAATGCAACCAAGATTAATGCGGATAAGATTGACACAGACGACCTTGTTGCTAGAAAGGTTCGTACAAACGATAGCGGAGATCTTATTTCCATAGAGAATAATAAAGTATCTGCTATATCATCCAATTCAAATGTGTTATCTATAAATCCAAGTGTTGATATCGAATCTTCTATTGGTCCTGAAAACGATAGTACTGTAACATATGATGGGAATAAGGCAATTATTTCAAAAACGATATCAACATCGTCTATATCAATTGGTAGTGGCAATGATGTTGAGTTAACTACGATATCAAGAAAAGCATTTAATGGTTATAATAAGTCGATTGCTGCTGGAGATAATAAAATAAAAGTATCAATGTCCGGAGCGGGTCCGACTAAATTATCCATTAAGTTTTCTATTATTGCTATAGGAAATGCCGCTACTGCATTGCCTATTACCATAGCATCTGGATATCTGGAAACAAGTTCTATTTATAGTGGCTATATTGACATTAAATCTACTGGTGCAAAGAATATCCCTCTTAGTTATGGAGATGTATTCACAATCAAGGCGTCATGTACATACACTATTAATAAGCCAAATTCGAACTCTACTTTTATTTCTGCTCATATAGCGAATAGAGGCACCGTTAAAATTTTTGATAACGACAATATGCTTATTGGCAAGAATGGTATGAGGATTGGCTCAAATCTTGGTGGACAACAAGTGTCAATGGGTGTAAATGATGAATCTGATGATATTTTTACAATATCAAGTGAATCAAGTCCTATACTTACCGTAGGAGGAGCCATTAAAGTAAATACTGATAGAAGAGGACTTATTGAACTAAAAAATCCGATGGTTTATGACCTTGGCAAAAATACTTCGATCGATAGTGTCAATATGAATAATATATACTATTGCTTTCAAAATGGAATACCAGTGTATATCAAAGGAGTATATATAGCTACTTTCGGAAGTGTAAGCAGGATTATTGATTATATGGCCAGGATTGAGGATAGATATTCCACAAATACAACGACAACAAGCGGCGAATGTGTATTCTTGGCGACATGTGGATTACACAATGTGGATAGAAGTTCGTTATCTGAAACAACAGATTATAGGCTAAATATATTCATAACCGGTCCAATTAACTCTATTAGTAACGAGCCATTCACAGGGCCGTCTGCGGTTACTATTTATCAACACACAGTTTAATAATATATGGATACAGGCAGGTTTAAAATCCTGAAATATAATGGTGAAGGAGTCGAGCCCGGTGCTTTTGATGGCACCGGGACCGGCGACCTGCCGTTAGTTATTTCAGCTAATAAATCAAAGGATAGAAGCGTTGTTAAGCAACAAATGACGCTTCAAGGGAGTGAAGGTGAATTGCCTCAAGTTATTGAATTACAGCAAGAGTTTGTTCCGTTATTTGTAGATAATTCACTTACTGAAAAAAGACAAGTCGTTGGATATCTTGAACCATATTCATTTGAATTTAGTGGTTTATGCAATGGACCGTATATAAGATATAGATTCGCTAATGGTGATAACTGGGAGACATATTCTAATAACTTTGATGGCTCAATTATAAATCAGGACAATCCTGATAACACACTTAAACTGTGCGGAACAAAATTTTCAGAAAGCACTTATACTGTTGCTGACGATAATTATTATTCTGGTGGGTCTTCAAAATATATGTGGAGCATGTCGTTTGGCTATACAGAAGGCGACAATAACTCGTGGAATGGAACTCCAAACACTGTATATGGTTTCGAGCCTGGATACCATTATTTTTATATTGATACTTCTGACCAGCCATTCACGGATGATTTGACGTCGTCCGACTACATAACAGCAATTTGTGGCGTATATGTTGACACTCCTGTTCCTACTGTAAATCTTCACTGGAAGAGAGTTTCTGAAGACCAATTGCAGTATTGGGTAACTTCTGAATCGCATGCTGGTAGCATGGATGTTCGTGTAATGCTTAATAATCAGGTGTTCACGTGTACTCTTGTAAACGGCGCTACAACTTCAGAGAAATATACGACCAGCTATACCACATCGTCCGCTGTCAATCCTGCGATTCTAAGCAGTACAGAGGAGTTAATTACGTTCCAGTCAACAAAAATAACTCAAGAAGCTGAGGTGCTTGTAAACTCAATATCTATCAATGGTTCTGAATTTGTTTATGGTAATAGCGAAATCCAAGCAGCATTGTCTCCAGCTAACACAACGCAAAGAAATATTAATTGGTTTATCTTGTCAGGCTTTGATTATGCGACATTGACACCGAATACAGATGATCCTTCAATATGTAACATTTCTTTCAAGGCTCCGGGAGGCATGGTTACGGTCATGGCTCGGAGTGCTGATAACAAAAACATATCCGATGCAAGACAATTTTCTGTATATAGTAGCTCTACAGGTGATTGGAACATTAATGGCGAAAAGGTTGTAAATAATGTTAGGAATTCAGCCACATATTCAATTAGTTGGCTCAATGGTACAGATGCTACAGATTATGCATGGAGCATTGGTCTTGGACAATCATATGCATCTATAAACAATGATGGAGTCCTTACTGTTAATCCAGGAGCTGATAACTCAACTGTTATAATAAGGTGCTCGGTTAATTCTACGTATAGAAAGTATGTTGTTACAGTTACATATGTTCCAGCAGAAATAACATTCGGGCGAGAAAATATTCATCTCAGCTGTGATTATGGATCATTCAAGCTTCCATATAAATACACTGGAATAACAAATCCTATTGTAACCGTGGTCGGAAATATGATTCTAACCACAGACGTTGAAGATAACTCTAATGTCATCACATTCAATTATGTAACAAATCCTGAGCAATATGCGAAGACTTTAACTATAACTGTAACAGGAACGCGCACTGATGGACTTGGAGAATATTCTAAATCTACAACGATTATTCAGGATTCATTCGCTGCTTACCTGACTCCATATTGGTCACTTAAAGCACTGGAAACAATAAGAGCAAACGAAACATCACTAATACCAAATATAACCGATCAAAATAATATTGGTTATCAAGTTGTATCTGACGCCGATTGGATTAATCCTGTAGATAGCGGCACGTCATCTCCTGTGTATAGATTAGACTTCTCACATAACGAATCGTTGTATGCAAGAAATGGTGTTGTACGTCTTGTTGATAAAAAGATGTCATATAATGTTGGTTCTGTAATTAAGGAAGACTGAGCGTTTATGAGTGAACCTAATCCAAGTAGTGGTATTCCTAATGGTTCTAATTTAGGCCCGACAGATGTTGCTGGAACAAGCACATTCAATCTTTATAGAACGTCCAAGCTATATTATCCAAAGTCATCAATAGGTTCTGACACATTCTCTTATGTAGATATGTCTCCATCGAACGATTATGATGCCACATACACTATTACAATGTTTAGTCAACATGGCACAACTGAGGAAACTAGACATGTGGTAGGTATTTATAAATCATATCCTGGAGTACCTACAGATGAGAAAACGATTGTTCAGAATGCTTATGATAACAAGCAATACTATAATCTTGAAATCAATTTTACAGATCCAATATCAGAATCAATCGATATTGATCTTATTGACGCTGGCGGAGCTGTATTGGCATCAGCAAAATCGATACCAAATCTTTCTGGTACGGAAAACAGAGCTTCATTTGCAAATCTTGAAGGAGGCAAGTCTTATAGCATAAGATTGAGCGCTACTGGTTTTGATACAAAAACACAATCTGTTCCTCCGCTCAACAAGGATACCACTATGAACGTATATATGAATGCCAATAGTCATAGGCTTTACTGTTATACCACGTTCAATTCGACAACCGTAGTACAGTTACCGAATAACCAAAAATTCTTTACGGATACATCGGATCAACCGTTTATAGTAACAGCTACAGACAGTAATCTATCCGACGATATAAAACAGATCAATGAATCAACTGGTAGAGTTGAACCAATATTTGGTGTACTTTTGTTTAATGCGGAGCCACGCAATCCTGAAATATATTCATTTGTTGATTTTAATCTTTCTGGATTACAATATTCATGCACGCTTCAGCAAGTACTTGATAGGGTTTGGCCAAATAGGACTGGCTATGTAGCTGTTTGGTGTTACTTTAGGGACATAGCGACAACATAATATATATATGATAACTAATTTTGCAACAATCACACCTGATTCCGGTTCAGGAGACGCCACGTTGACTATAAGCGCGACTAAAAACACCGGACGAAACTCACGTACAGTAACCATCTCCGCAAGAGAGACAAGTGGAACATTAACATCAAGCAACAACCTTGGGATTACTCAAGAAGGGGCAATAGAGTTTATAAAAATTTCTTCCGTTGGAACAGCTGTCAAGGATGGAGGTAACGTAAATGTTGTATTTACATCTAATAGTAGCTCATTTATTGCAAAGGTTGAAGCTCCGACTGGATATTCTTCCCAAACTCCTATAATTAAGAGTATCAGTGTTAACAATTCTGCCGTTTCACTGTCTGGTACAAATAATATTACTGTTACACCTACAGGAGATCCAGGAGCTACAGCTCAGTATACTGTAACAATGGTTGTAACGATTCCTACGAATGCGGCTACGTCTATTGTAAAGTACCCCGTAACAATAACATCAGCAACGACAGCATCTATCGTTGATACTGGAGATATTAATCAGGCGGGAGCTAAAAAGTACCTTAAATTTACGAATAATCAGGGGGCTGAGATATCATTTATTCGCATTAATGCAGATGGTGCACCGTCAACCGGCGCAAAGATATCCTCAAATATTGCCTGGACGCTTACAACTGTTTAATTTGTTTAACACAGGGGACGGGTTATGCTCGTCCCTTAATATAATAGCTACATGAGTAATTTTTATATCAAGAGCGGCGATACATCCGGATCCGGAAATAGTGATATAGTTATTAGCACGTCCTCGCAAAATAATGGAAGAGAGTCATTAAAAGGACGGTTTAGGGTATCATTTGATAATAATGAGTATGCTACTATAAGTCTCGAACAAATTGGTGTTGGAAATATTCTCAACATGTCGAGATATACCCAACGTCTTAGCGCGAACGAGTCAGTCGTAACTATTTCTGGCACAGCAAATGTCAGTACCATCGCGACATCTATAGCAGGCAGTATTCGAGTAAATGGTAATGTTATTTCTAATTGGAATGGCGTAAGTCGTACATTTATTACAGGTGATCCCGGGAAGATATCCATATACGACTACATAATAACAATCGATGTTGGTACAAACACATCGTCTTATCCAAGGAACATAAATATTATTCTGTCAGACGGTAACAATATAACCAAAACGTTGAATATATCACAGGACGGAAATGGTAGTACACCTGGGCCACCACTTGATAAGTATATGTACTTTAGCCGTACTACAATTAATTTCACATCTAATGGTGGTGTACAGACCTCATCAATAATGTCTAACGTCAATTGGAGGCTAAGTACATGAAGATAAGATATTACATTTATGCAATAATTACCTCTGTTATCATTGTGTTATCCGTATCATCATCAGTATTATATAAAAAGAATGTCACACTTAATAGAGAGTTGGCGAAATCGAATAGTAATATAAATGCTTACGAGTTATTCAATTCAGAACTAAAAGATAGTGTGCTCGTCCTTAATTACACAATCGATGCGTTAAACAACTCTGTTGACAGCATCAATCAAAAAATGAATGCTGTGCGTAAAGAATTGCGCGTAAAAGACAAGGAGCTCGAGAGCATCTCAAGGATTGTAATGACATCTTCCAAAAAAGATACGGTAGTGCTTAGGGATACGGTATTCATAAAAGGCATGAAGATTGATACGACTCTCACTGATAATAACTGGTACAATCTTGCGTTAAGTCTTGAATATCCAAACAAAATAACAGTGCATCCGGAATTCAATAGCGATACATATATAGTAATATCGTCATCGAAAAGGATTGTCGGCAAGCCAAAAGCGTGTTGGATTGGCAGGATGTTCCAAAAACGTCACGTTGTTGTCGAAGGCAGAATCGTAGAGAAAAATCCGTACATAAATGTAAATGAACAAAGGTTTATTAAAATAGTTGACTAATATGAAAGAAGATATAGAAGAGCCAATTATGGACGAGCCTGTTGATTGTAATCCTGATATTCCAAGTGATGACAAGTTTGTTAATAGAGGAAACGCAATAGTGTCTTGGATTGATAAGGGACTTAAGCTGCTCAGCAAAGAATATAGATGGCTAAGAATACTCAAGAATCTCGCGATGATGTGCATTATTGCAATTTCTGTGTGGTTTTTCGTATTTCCTAAAAAATTTGTGAGTCATATTGCAAATTTAAGAGACGCCGTGCATAATGAAAAGCTTCAGAGAAGCCTTGATGTTCGTTTAGACATTCAGGAATATCTTGACAACGTAATTGATTGCACAAATGCTCGATCTGCCACATTGTTTGAGTTACACAATACACAGGTTGGTTTTGGTGGAATACCATTCATATTTGCAAGTCCATCAATGGAATCATTACGACAAGACATTAATTCATTCGCAAAAAATCTAAAAGACGTTAATTTGGCATTCATAAAAGCCGCGCAAGATGCCGGAAGAACAGGATCTTCACAAGGATATGTCGAGGATTTAAAAGACAGCGACAAGTATTTATATGGACTTTTATCTGCTCCTGGTATAACATATTACTCTATGTTTTTGGTTCCAGGGGATAAACTCCCGACAGCATTTCTCGTAGTCGCTTATGATGAAAAACCAAGTTCGTTCAACGTTGAGCAGCGCACAGCTTACGCTATCGCTGAAAAATTACGCTATCGCTAAAAAATATTAATATGAAACTTTTACTAAAAAGGGTATTCAAGGCAGATACATATACTATCGGTAAACTATATGTTGACGGTAAATATTTTTCAAGTACGCTTGAGGACAAGGATCGTGGACTTGACCAAAAGATGCCGATCGAACAAATCAACAAACTCAAAGTATATGGAGAGACGGCCATTCCGACCGGCACATATAAGGTAACCCTTGACGTTGTATCGCCAAAGTTTAGGTGGAACAAATATTATAGGGATTTTTGCGATGGCAAAATACCAAGACTTATCAACGTGCCAGGATATAATGGCGTGCTTATTCATCCGTTCAATACAGCAGAGGAGTCGCTTGGTTGTATAGGTGTCGGAATAAACTCACAGAAAGGCCGTATAACGAACTCTCGCGCTTATTTTGAACGACTATACAGGATGATGTGTGAAAGCGCGTCACAGGGCCAGGAAATAACAATTACAATAGTATAATATGAAAGAGTTTCTACTTTATTTATGGCAGCTTCCGCAGAACTTGCTTGGCTTGTTCTGCATTATGTTTTACAAGCCTATCATAAAATATTATTATGAGGACGACAAGGGTCACAAATTCGTTGTTTATGGTCAACGGAATACTGGTAAGTCTTTCTCACTTGGGAAGTATCTGTTCTGCTTTTGTGATAAAGAAGGAGCTATTCGAGAGACTACGTTATATCATGAATATGGACATACGTTTCAAAGCAGGCGTCTTGGGTGGCTTTATCTGATTGTTGTTGGAGCATACTCTGGAATACGTTGTTGGCTGCATTCAGGTGATGGTTATTATGACCATTATCCAGAAAAACAGGCTGATAAGTATGGCAATGTAAAACATAAGAAAAATTCCACTATACGTTATGTAGAAAAGAGGACGTTAACCAAACTAAGAACGTCATACTTTCATAACGATGGTAGTTAGATTCTGTGCTGGTTGATTAAAAATGATTATCTTTGCAAAACAATCTTTAATTTAGGAGTTTATGGAAGGATTAAATATTGATTTCATTCAGACGCCGGAAGAGATTGATAATCTCTTTACTGGTAGTAACACAGAAACTAATGGTGAACCGTCAACCACTAATGGCGGTGAAGAAAAACACGGGGAACACAAGACCGAGGATCCAGTCGATGTAGATAGTTTATTCTCAGACGGCGATCCAGAGAGCGTAGGTAGTGTTGTTAAGAATGGCCAGGAGGAAACCGGACATGGTGCCGAGACTTCTCCTAACAACGAAACAAACTTCTACTCTTCCACGCTTGACGCACTTGTGAAGGACGGTGTTCTTTCTGGCCTTAATGATGAGGATCTTGCCAAAGTGAAGACCGCTGAAGACTTCGCCGAGGCTATTAATAAGGTTGTCGAGTCTCGTTTTGACGAGTCACAGAAACGTATCAATGACGCGCTTAACGCTGGAGTTGAGCCGACCGAGATTAAGAAAAACGAGTCGATAATTAAATATCTTGATAGTATCACTGAAGAGGATATAACTGCAAACGATGAGGAGGCGGATAAACTTAGGAGCAACATAATCGCGCAGGATATGCTTAACAGAGGCTATTCAGAAGATAAGATCAAACGCGAGCTAAAGAAGTCTTTCGATGCGGGTACTGACATCGAGGACGCGAAAGAGGCTCTCGCAGCCAATAAGGAATATTATAAAAATATTTATAAAGACCTTGTTGATAAAGAACAGAAGGCTAGAAAGGAACAAGACGACAATAATCGTAAATCATTCGAGGAACTTAAGAAATCTATCATGGAAGACAAGGATATCTTTGGAACTCTTCCTATAGATAAGCAGGTTAGACAGAAGATTTATGATAATATCAGCAAGGCGTCTTATCGTGATGATAAGACTGGTCAAATGCTGACAGCCGTTCAGAAATACCAGAGAGAGAATCCAAAAGAGTTCATTAAGAATCTCGGTATAATCTATACCCTGACTGATGGTTTCTCGAATATTGGAAAGCTTATTCAAAGCGGTGTCAAACGTCAGATGAAGAGCAGCCTTCGTGAATTGGAGCATACATTGTCGAATACCTCAAGGAATAGTGACGGCAGCCTCAATCTTTTGAGTGGAGTCACTGACGACAATTCGCCTGAATACTTTGGAAAAGGCGGATGGAGGCTCGATGTGTAGCAAAATATATTTTTTTTTAACAACATTTAATTAAACAAAATTATGGCCGGATTGCTCGGTAAGTATCAGATGGTAGGCTTTTCTCATTGGAAGGGTTGACTTACAAGTTAAGCTCTTGTAAAATTGGGCAAAAACGGTGAAGTCCTCCAATAATAAAGGATAATACCGTGCTAAGACATAGGATAATACTTATGTACAGCGTAACGCATAGAAGATGAAACTATGAATAGAATATAATTCTTCCAAGAGTGCCCAACATTAATTCAATTAAAAATATTCACAGAATTGATGAAAATATATGCTGGACTTGCACAATGGTAAAGTGTAAGAACTAGAGGATAAAAAGCCTTTAGGATAACATAATTGCTAACTAAAGAAAATCACTTGGGCGCTATTTATCAACTTGCGCCACAGAAGGCAACTAACGTAATGGTTCAGTTGCTTGCTTATTATAGGGGGAAGAGTTGGGATACATTCCTTAATACATTCCCTATTCACGAATTCGAGGATAAAATGAATTGTCCCTTATCATAGCGATATGATAAAGCAAAGATCTTAAATTGCTGGAAACGCCTTAGAGCTGCAAAAACTACAACGCAACCTGTAAAGGTAAACGTGAATGTTTAAAAATTTTGCAGATTGGCCAATCAGCAGCCAAGCATTAATGTTATTAATGAAGGTTCAACGACTATAATAGATCCATCTCTTGAAAAAAGAGATGATGGTATAGTCTGAACATTACGGAAACGTAATGAGTTGCGTAAAAGCAGAATAACATATTTGGATTCAGAGTATACGTGGGAGGTTATTGGTTCAAGCCGTAGAAACGTACCTCTTGTAGAGGCTCGTCTTGAAGATGGAACTCCTGTGACATCAGCATCTGGAATGGTCGGTGCGAATACCACTCCGTTCTATCTTGTGTTCAACGAGGATTGGTGCTCAGATGGCGAGTATGTAGTAGGCAACTTGAATGAGATTTATCAGTTCAGAATTCTTGGCGATCCTCGCATGGAGGGAAGTCAGGCCATATACAAGGTCGAACTTGCCGGAGGGAACGTCAACGGAGTGCCTGCCGAGAGACTTCTTGCAGGAGAGAAATTCTCTATTGAAGCTGCGTTCGTCGAGCGTGAGCTGTCAAGGAAGGTTGGCGATATTTCGTTCTCGACTCCGGTATCTATGCGCAACGAGTGGTCTACCATTCGTCTTCAGCACAAGGTTCCAGGTTCGATGCTTAATAAGAAACTTGCTGTCGGTATTCCTATTGTAAAGGAGACTGCTGGTGGGAAGATTGAGCACACGACATCAAACATGTGGATGCACAATGTTGAGTGGGAGTTCGAGCAGACCTTTAGCGACTATAAAAACAACGCTATTCTGTTTGGTCGTTCCAATAGAAACGCTAATGGAGAATATCTCAACATCGGAAAGAGTGGAAATGCCATCAAGACAGGAGCTGGTCTCTTCGAGCAGATGGAGTATGGTAATATCATGTATTACAACGATACTCATTCTGTCATGAAGCTGATTCTCGACGCTCTTTATGAGCTGTCTGCTGCTAAGCTTGATTTCGGTGATCGCACTTTTGTAATCAACACTGGAGAAAAGGGTGCGCTTATTTTTAACCGTGAGGCTAAGAATACCGCTTCTGGTTGGATGCCTATGATGTCAACCCAGAACCCTTCATATTTCAACAAGACCAGTGCTAACTTTGCTCCTGGTAACGCAGTGTCACTCACTGACTATCAGGTAACAGAGTGGATCGCTCCATTGGGAGTTAAGGTTAAGCTTAACGTACTTCCAATGTATGATGATCCTGTTCGTAACAAGGTACTGCATCCTGAAGGTGGAGTAGCACAGTCTTACAGATTTGACATTTTCTATATTGGCACACCTGATCAGCCAAATATCTTCAAGTGTCAGATTAAGGGACAACCAGAGTATCGAGGCTATCAGTATGAACTTGCTGCCTAACGAAGTGATTCGTTAGTGAATAACCGGGTAAAATCGGTGAACTCTATTAATATTATTTTATAAACCATATATTATGGAATTATTTAAGAATATAAAAGAATTTCCTGAATACACAGTTTATTCAGATGGAAGAATATTAACTAAAAATGGAAACTTTATGTCAATTGGACGCAGAAAGTCTAATAGTGGATATATTCAAGTAAGATTGTTCAAAGACAACAAATATTACTATAGATATCTACATCGAATATTGGCTGAAGCGTTTATAGAAAATCCAAATAATTACAGAACAGTGAACCACAAAGATGGCAATAAGCTTAACAATGCTTTATATAATCTCGAATGGTCTTCTGATGAGCAGCAACAACGTCACGCTTATTTAATTGGGTTGAAACATAACGGCATAAGTTTTACTGATAAAGAACTATTTAATATTTATGAAATGTTTTTTATCAAACATCTTACGCCAAAGAAAATATCAATGATTCTTAATAGGCCATTTGGAACTATAAGGAAAATTTGTTATGGCGAAAGATGTAATGATATTCGTAAAAAATTCTTAGAGAATACCGAGATAAAATAATCCTTAAAAAGATTATCATTGTAACGCGTAGTGGATGAAACTTTTAATAAAAAGAATATAATTCCACCAAGAGTATCCGGCATCTCTTTTGAGATGAAAATGTACGCTGGACTTTAGAGATAAGAAATCTAAAGATTCGCGAGATAAAAAGCTTGCGAGGTAACACAATCGGGGGCCTTCGCGATCCCTTTACTGGTCGAATCGGTAATCAGTTCATGAGTTTTGATGAGGATGCCGCGGTTATGCACCGTATGGCTACTCTCGGAGTTTGTGTACTTGATCCAACCAGAACAATGTCAGTCATTCCGTCAATCCTTTCGGAGTAATTGATTTAATAGAAGATTAAGGATAACATATTTTAATATACAACGCGGGGTGGGTTGATGCCCTCTCCGCGTTTATTATTTTAAGAAAGAAGTTTTTATGAGTAAAGTGGAAGAGAAGATTAATCTTGACATGGAGGAGATCATGTCAGATGACGTTAAACCAATTGCAAAGCCAAAGCGCGTTGTGGTCAAGGATAATGATGAATCAGCCGAAGTGGCGTTGAATCGCTCTGGCAAAGAATTGATCAATTGTCTTAGGCAGTCAAGAATCATTGTGCGTCTTGTTCCTAAGGAAACGTGGCTTGTAAAGAATCCAAAACATGTGCTTGCCGGAGGAATGTCTGAACAGTCAGTGCGTTATTACACAGTACCTGTGTTGAATTCCGGTGTATTCAAGAATGTTCTAACGAATTCAGAGAAAGATTATCTTGAGTATATCATGGGTTTGCAGGCAAACGCCTTAAGTGTTTATAAGAGCGAGAATAACTTCTGGTCTAACTATATGGTCAGACTTACAAAGCAGGACACAATTCTCGACCTGTCTGTTCCTGAGGATTACATTAAATATAAGGTTCTTCTTGCGAATACAAGCACGATCGCTCCTTCGCTTGAGGTTTTGCGGGATATGCCAAAGGCTACATATCAATATGTGCTCATTGAAGAAGGCGCTGAGGAGAGAATGGCGGTCAAGAAAGTTGACGTTGCCCTTGAGTGCTTTGAGCTTTATGGAGCCATCAAGAATGATCACGATAAGCTTCGTATAATTGTTGAGATTCTTGACGGAAGACAGACCGCCCAGAATGTTAAGATGGACTATCTGCAAAACAGGATTTATGAGCTTATCAACAGGGATCCTAAGATGTTTCTTGGCGTTATTAAAGACCCTATGCTTGACACAAAGGTTCTTATAAAGAAGGCTGTCGAGCGTGGACACATCATCAAGAGGGGAAATTATTATTATCTTAAGGACGGAAATCTTCCGCTTTGCGGAATTAACGAGGAGCCAACGTTCTCAGTGGCGTGCAGGTTCCTTAATCTGCCGAAGAACTCGGAGATGCTTCTTTCATTACAAGCTAAAACAAAAGATTAACATATGACATCTGAGGAATGGTCAAGGGAATTTGATATTCTCTGGAACAACATCACATCAAACCAGGCCCCTTCTCTCAATGACTACGAGAAGAGTGTGTTCTGCACTGATGCTCTGGAGAACCAGATCATCTCAATCTATCGTGGGAGCGTCGAGGGAATGGCCTTTGAATCATCCGAGGAGTTGACTAGTTATCTCTCACGCCTTGTTAAGACGCATGAGTTTTCACAGTCTGATGGCACACCTCCTGATATACCTGCGACTAATTATTTTATTTGCACGGATTTCATGTTGCCAGACGACCTGTGGTTCATTGTGTACGAAACTGCTAATGTCGCTTCAGGAGACGGATCTTCCTGTTGGCCAAATGGCCGTGAGGTCGATGTTGTCCCGGTGACGCATGACACACTTCGTAAGACGTTTAAGAATCCATTCAAGTTTCCTAATAGATCAAGGGTTCTTCGTGTCACGAAAGGCGAAAATGACAGGGTTTCAGAGCTTATCAGCGATGGAGACGTACAATCATACGTCGTGAGATATTTAAGGCGTCCTAAGCCGATTATATTGGGAAATATCAGCGAATACGGGCTCACCGTTAATGGTTATGACGAGACCGCTAGCTGGTATGACCCAAATAATCCATGTGAGCTTGGCGATAACGCGCAGCGTGCCATCTTGATGACCGCTGTGCAGCTTGCTAAGAATACTTGGGCGAACACGGTAACGGCGTCAAAATAATAAACAATTTAACAAACATTTTCTAAAATGGCTAATTTTAGTGTAAATCAGGCGCGCCAGCTTTATGTAGTTACAGCCAAGGGCGCCAACGCAGCTGCTGTCAAGAAGGGTGCGGCCGCAGGAACCACATTCATCCCGTCTACTCTCAGCGGCACTTCATTTTATGTAACTCATGTGGGCGCGTCAGGCGAGCCCATGAGGTCAGACCTTATCGATTGTGGTAAGGCTGTGTCAGTCTCTTTCAGGTCAGCAGCCAAGACTGCTCCAAAGGTAAAGAAGTACACTCTCACTGTCAGTGATGATGTTCTTGATTCTGATGGAAACGTTCCTGCCGGCTATTCATATATCGCAAGGTTCACTTATTTCCAGTTTATTGGAATGTCAGACGCCGAGCAGATTGTGAAGCACGCGGATGTTTATGTCAAGAAGGCTATGTCTAAGACAGAATTCTATACAGCCCTCAAGAACGCCATTGTCAAGGCCTTCAAGAAGGAGAACTCAATTACTCCTATTATCAAGGTTGACGATGATACAGCTAACGGAGTTGTTGTTACAGAATGCATGCAGCCTTGGCATCTCGGCAAGATGCAACAGGAGGTTCTCCACTTTGTCGTATCTGGAGTGCCTGTGTTCATCGACGGTCTCCGTTATGACTGGATTGTTGTAAGTGAGCCTACTGTTGTAGATGCTACTGATCCGGTTACTGGCGCAGTTCTCAGTAACGCTCGTGATATCGCTGATCTTGAGTATTTCACTCATGGCGAGCGTGGCGACATCTATCGTTTCGTTGGTTGGCCGAATAACATTGATACCAAGTATCTTGTTGACCCTAATCTTGCCGCTGGTTATGACACCATTGACATTCAGTATTACTGGAATGGCGACAACGAGGATATCCAGCACTCCGCAAAGACGCTCACGCTTGTTGCTCCGGCCGGTGTTCTCGAGGCAACGGATGCCAGCGCTATCGCCAAGGTTCTTGGGCTCACCGTTTATTTCAATGACGGTGTCAAGTCTGACGTGGCCTAATATATATTCAACCGAGGGGGCGTCACAAGCGCCCCTTTTTTATTAACAAGTCGATATGGAGATTAAATTCAACAAACTAAAGATAAGCGATGACAGACTAAGCCTCGATATAGATATCGACTTGGTTAACGGTTTAGGCGAATCTTATGTCATCAAGAGCGTAACTATTGACGATCAGTCAACATACAGGGGTAATCGCGACAACAAGCCTTCAGGAAAGCCGTTGTTTTATGTAGAGGTTGGCTCAACTTCTTATAAAGCAACCCTTTATAAAGAAGACATGATTTCCGGTGTGTCAAAGCTTTCGCACATTGCTACTCAAGGAGATTATTATGGCTGGAATTCTTCTAGAAAAGATTATGCTACAGAAGTCACGAAAGACACGTCAGACAAGATTTGTGACGACAGGGCCGACTTCGACTGCACTCCTTGTAAAAATAACGAAACGCTTGGCACGTTTAAAAACAGCATGCTTGTAGTTTATGTCGAATATGGAAAAGAAAACGATACTCCAATTGAAGACAAGACGTGGCATGCATCTATAGACGACGTATCAGTAAGCAATCCTTCAGACACAAAAGATATCAGGCTTTCTGTTGTTGGTCAATCAAGCAAGTTTGCAGTGTTTGATGCAAATGGTGGAGAACATGTTATTCACATAGAAACCATCGGAGACGGCGATACTCCAACTAAGGTCGATGGGTACGTTGTCGGAGTTACAATTGATTGGAAGGGATTTTATGACATTTCAATGTCATATGTCAAACAGATGTTGTGTGCAGGATGTGATGATATTCCTTATGTGCCGTTCATGGATTATATTCTAAAATGCGATGCGATTAAGTTTGCCATTGAATGTGGTGATCTAAACATGGCGATTGACCTTTGGAAAAGAACATTCATTAATAGTGGAGCCAAGGTTGCCACATGTAACTGTAGGTAATATGTTAGTGACAAATAGTTATAAAATGAATTTGCTTGAGTATTTCAGAGCTCTCAGGCATGTGGGCGTTTACAGGAGCGACATAATGAGGAATGTACTTATTGAGCGATTTGTTACACATCTTCTGGATGGCAATTTCGATCAATTGATTAGCGATGATGATTATTATATGCTGACAACGCTACTCTCAAGGGTGTCTCGATTATGTCCACGCGATACCAAACATAAGATCAAAGTTGTTGCATTACATAATAAATAGATTAATTAACTTGTCGCATTGATGGATTTTTACTATCTTTGCGGCAAGTTTTTTTATTTATAACACTATGTCTACATATAGAGAGGTTGTATACATGTGTCTGGATTTGCTCAAAGTTAATTCAGACGACAGCTATTTCACGGAGGACCACGTGATATATCTGCTTAATAAATTCAGGTCTCTCGTTCTTAAGAAAAAGTATGAGAAAGAGCTTGACCAGAACGCGGTCAATGACGATAATTATCAGACAGTTGTGCTCGATATGGATGTGGCAACATCAATAAAGGGTATCAGCTGCCCATCAGCACATTACTTGAGAAGCGTACAGGAGATACCTCCTATGCTTGATGTAGGAATGCAATATGTATTTGCTGAAGATTTCTTTGAACACGAGATAACATGTGTGTCAATGAGACGGTTTAAATATGCCTGCGGAAATAAATATCTTAAAAACATGATGTACGCGACTATAGGACCAGATCAGCACCTATATATCAAGTCAGCTAACCCACAGTTTATTTATCTTAATAGAGTTAATTTCAGGGGAATTTTTGACGACGCCGATAAGGCAAGTAAACTAACTGGAGACTGTGTTGAATGCGATATTCTTGACAGGCAGTTTCCGATGGAAGAAAGTCTGATCCAACTTGTGGTTGATTACACAGTGAAGACAATGGCGCAGTCCGTTTACGCCCCCAAGGACGATAAAAACAACGCTGATGATGATCTGTCCGGATTAAGTGTAAAACGCGCTGATAGCGCCTCTAAATAGCCTTAAAATGGAAAATACGTTTGAAGAGTATAGTGTCAAGACAAGATGTGCCAAACAAAAGCAGTTTTCTGTATCAAATTCACACGGCTCGTTTGAATTCTATAATTACATAGCGCATAACAAACTTAACAAGTTCAAGCAGGACAGAGGCAGGACGATGCGTACCATAAGAAACGTCGGTAACTATATACGTGATTACGTTGCGGCCGGTAAGGAGATTGTTCTTCCTTATGGACTTGGTAGCCTTATATTGAAGGCATCTGATTCCGCAGTATTGTCACAAGATGGAGAAGTTAAGATAAGATCATCAGTGAATTGGTATGAGACACTGAAACTATGGTTTGAGGACGACGAAGCAAGGGAAAATAAGGTATTGGTAAAATACACTTCGCCAAAGACATTTATTCCAATGTGGGAGAAGAGTAAACTTTATAAGAACGTATCGTTTTATAAGTTCTATTTTAATAGGATACTCAAGGCGAAAATAAAGGATAATATTAAAAACGGTGTGGTATGTGACGCACCATTAAGATATCATAGCGATGGAAGATAAGACTATCAGCATAAAGGAATTGATGGACGAGCTGTACCTGCACCCAATGTTGCAGTCAATACCGCTTGAGACGGTCGTCCATCACGTTGTTAACTTCATGAGAATACTTGGATGTCCGTCCATATTCACACAAAAGGTCGATATACTTGACATCTGCAAGTACAGGGCAGCGTTGCCTTGTGACTATGTAAGCATGATTTCTGTGCGCGATGCGGAGAATGTTGGAATGGCTTACAGATACACTACAGATGTGTTTCATATGAGCGAACAGGAAAAACCACTAGTTGATCTGACGTATAAGATTCAGGGCGGCGTCATATATACATCTACGGAGAAAGGGAAGATTGAGATTGTCTATAACGCTATAGCGGTTGACAGTGAAGGGTTTCCACTGCTGCCTGACAATCCCACGTTTCTCAGGGCTCTTAAAGACTATATAAAGGTAAATTATTTTACAATATTGTTTGATCTTGGCAAGATAGACGCAAACGTTCTTAATCAGGCCAAACAAGATTATGCATGGTCTGTCGGCAGCGCTGAATCAGAATCTAACAGGATGTCTCTTGACAAGGCTGAATCATTCTTCAATCAATGGAGCACGCTGTTGCTTAGGCATACACAACACAACTCTGGATTCATCCGTAACGGTAATAAAGAATACTTTAAACGATAACATATGCTCAATAAGGTAGAACAATTTCTCAATATGGGCATGAACAGGGACTTGTCCATCAGCAAGGCGGAGAATAAGTTCGCCTTTGAGAATTTTAACATCCGTATTACGGAGAATGAGAAGAATTCCCTGTTATCGGTCACTAATGAAAAAGGTAATCGTCGTGTAGGTGATTTTTATATTCCCGGATGCGTTCTTGGTTATTGCGTGGTAAATAAATATGCGGTGATATTCACCACGGAAGGCGAAGGGTTTGACCATATATACAGAATAGATTATCTAAGCAAAAGCCAGTTCAGGCGAGTCACAATATTTAACGGAAACCTTAATTTCTCTAAAGATAGAGGAATAGAGACTCTCGGTGTTTACGAGAAAGATGATGTTATCAAGGTTTACTGGCTTGATGGTATTAACCAGCCAAGAGTTGTCAATATTATTGGAGGACTTGATACGAAGAACGGCGAGTTTATATTGTCTACAACTTACGGAGGAAAAAGAACGCAATTCGATTTTGTCATGGAGATCGAGTTTGCTGATTCATGTAAAATCACAAAAGATTATGATATACACGGCCAATGGCCTTCTGGTGTGGTTCAGTATTTTTTTACGTATAGCAAACGGTACGGACAGGAATCATCAATTTTTTGGTCGTCACAATTGTTTCAGTTGACTTATAAAGACAGGGCCGCAAGTGAAAATGATATTGTCAATTGTGGTTTTCGTATTGGAATAACGTATCCGGACCCATCATTTGATTTCGTGAATATCTATAGAGTTATTCGCACAAGTCTTAATGGAACGGCTCAAGCGAAGTTTGTCGCACAAATTGAGATAGCTAAGTCATTTAATTCGTCTATTCCTTCTGCTAAGCCAATTGATTATATTGACGATAACACAAAAGGATCTGCAATAGAACCGTCAGAGTTACTATATAAGGGAGGCGAGAATGTCACAGCATCAACAATGGCGCAAAAGGATAACACTTTATTTCTTGGAGATATAACAACAAACAGGGTGTTATTATCAAAAGATGCCAGAAATAAGATACGTTCTGCCGTCACTGTTGGTAAATCAATGAGACAGATTGACAAGCCAGATAACGATGTTACCGGCTTATTCCCATTCAATCCGCACACTAAAGGATCAAACAACGCTTATTTCAAAGGTGGAAATTGGTATCGCCTTGGAATTCAATTTCAAGACATCTATGGAAAATGGAGTGATCCCGTATGGGTAGGTGATTATAAGATGATGACTACTGACGGAAAGCTAGACAATAACGGCAAGGACGAGCCACATCCAACAGATGAGTTTACTGTGCCTACATTTTATTATGCGATAGATGAACGGTCCCTCAATAATATTGAAGTAACTGATTCAGGTAAGAACGTTCGATTCAATGAAATGTATAAGAGGTGTCGCGCTGTCGTTGTATATCCAAGCGAATCACAGCGTAATGTGGCATGGCAAGGAATTATAAGTCCAACAGTAGCCCGTATTGGCGCAAGAGAGAAAAATCAGCCGTACTGCCAGTCGTCGTGGTTTTTCAGGGCAGAATGTGACGATATCGAATACAAGCACGCAAGAAATTTGAGACCTAATGGTGTAGATGGATCCGAGATATCAACACAAGATAACTGCGTTGTAAAGAAAGACTCTGACGGGAATAAATATAGATATTATTTTGAATACCCAACAAATGATGTCAAGTCAAATAACAATGATACATTCTTTGTTGACAGAAATACCGTTACAATCAATAGTCCTGACATCGATGTAACAGATAAATCATCAATGTCAAACTGCGACTTTAGAATTGTCGGTAGGTCTCCGCTTGTTTCTTCTAGTGGGAAATATATTATCGAGGCTGGAACACAGTCTATTGTCGGAGATCTTGTTGGCGAAATTAACACATCACAAATTAACTCTGACAATTCGTCATTGATGACAAGAATAGCCGGATGGCAGGATGTCCCAATTGGCGGAGATGACGGCAAAATTCAATACGAAGGGCTATATGATCTAAGCAAAGGTGGCGGCCGTCTTAGGTTTGCGATATATCCTTGGCAAAGGTCTGGCTCATTATCTAATGCATTTAGGTTTCCAGAAAGCACCATATTATATTCTGAATTGAAGCATAAGCTACTAAGTAATATAAGATATTCAGACAGGACATTATACGATGTTTCCTGGGGAAGTGGTTTTAGTGGCAATTACAATGGAATAACAGATTGTTATATATATGATCCTTCAGATCCGTCAACAAGTTATTTGTTTTTAGAAAATCCTTTAAATAGTGACGAAACGGCTTATAAATTTTCCAATAGAATATATTCTGGAGAATGTAATACCTCAGTGTCGCCCGCTGGTGGATCGACATACATTTATACGACAAGCTTGATATCTCCTGAAGGTAACTTTCTTGACATAGATAATTCACTTGATACAGGTGGACTCGGAGTTATTCCGTTGACTTATTCTCTGTATCCAATAGAAACATATTTTATAGGTGGCGAACTTGCATTAGTTCAACCAGAGAATGGCAGGGAAAATTATATTTTAGGATCAAGAACGAATGCTATTGTAACAAGTAATCCAGCATTGATCAAATATAAATCAACAAGCCATGCTGTATTTTCATTTAATAACAATTCATCTGATTTGTCAGTAAATCTTCCGCACTTGACAAATGACGATTATGATATTATTGAATCAAATAAAGATTTATCATGGGTAAAGCCTGGTAGTTCAAGTGTTGACAATGAACGAATTGTCTACAAGATGTCATGGGGTGAACTTGACAAAAGAATAAATACAACTTCGTCTGAAGCAATAAGATCCAAGTTGACAAACGGAACAATATATTATATCACAAGTGGGTTATCTGTTAATAACATAAACTATAATAATGTTCTGTTAAGAGTTGTCGCTGCAAATAAAACTGCAATTCTAGATCCATCTGTATATGATGTAAGCTTTAATTATAACGAAAGACGCTATTATATTAGCGTTGTTCCATCTGCTCAATATTCTCCACTGATACTGCTGGATACTACTGGAAAGTTTAGTAAACTGGTAAGATTTGTGTGCAGTAACACCACGGATATGACAATAACGCTTGATAATGGAAATACAAAAACGGCTGCCATACCACATGGTGATTTGGTTGAGATATCAAGTGCTTCTGATTCGGCAAACAGACACATAATAATCAACACTGAATCATTGAATATTACAGACAAGCATATACCGCAGTTAATAATTGGTGAAATTTACAGAAATACGGATTCTTCTGTGTTTGCCGATATAAACAATGAGGAGGCCGCTTCTCAAGAAACATGGAGTGTAGCAAGCGAATCAATGAATATCAGTGACCTTTCATGGAAAAATCTTGTGCTTAACGATGGTGATACATACTATCAACGTTGGGATTGTTTAAAAACGTATCCATACACTGAGGAAGACACTAACAGTGTTGTTGAGGTAGCTTCTGTAATGATTGAGAGTTATAAGAATCTTGACGGACGTTATGACAATAATCGCGGTGTTACATTTGGGACATATCTTAGGCCAACAAACATGAACTTATTCAACGATGTATATAATCAAAGGAATAATTTCTTTTCGTTTCATTCATTGCCGTTGTCAAGATATAGCACAAACAGGTTCGTAAATCAATTCATGGCCTCATTGACAAAAAGCTATGGAGAGTTGACCGATTCGTGGACGAGTCTTACAGCCGCATCGACATTCGATGTTGATAGCACTAAGGGGAAAATCAACGCAATCCGTAAGTTTAACGACACTTTGTATGGTTTTCAGGACGAGGCGATTTTTCAGATATTGTTTAATCCAATGACACAGATAGCAACCACATCTGGTCAGCCTATCGAGATAACAAATTCTGGTAAGGTTAATGGTGCGCGCTATATGACAGGAAATCAGGGCTGCATTAATAAATGGTCAATCAAAGAAACACCAATGGGTTTGTATTTCATTGACGACCTGAATGCTTCTATAAATGTCATGGGAGGCAATGGAATCAAATCCATTTCCTCACAGAACGGATTTGCCAAATGGATGCTTGACAATAGGCATACTGATGAGTGGCGTCCAGGCGATTTCAATAACGAGATAACGCATTACGATCGTAATAAAGACGATGTATACTTTACGTTCAGAAATACTTCTCTTGTATGGTCTGAAAAGCTTGGACAGTTCACTTCATTTATGTCTTATGAGAACGTGCCTGCAATGTTCAATATAGTCGATGATTTCGTTTCATTAAAGAACGATATGATGTGGCTGCAAAATGATGGTAAGTATAATTATTTCTTCGGAGAATACAAGCCATATTATATTGAATATCGTATCAATCCAGATTCAATGCTTGACAAGACGTTCAATAATATAGAATATCTTGCAAGTATGACCGATATGACTAAATATGACGCAAATAAACCAGCTGAGAGCGATGTTCGTGAGTCGTTTGATAAATTATATGTCTGGAACGATTATCAGCGCGGAGAAGCCGATTTAACGCGTCGTGAAATGCCTCCATTTGATCTTCAGCGGAAGTTTAGGATATGGCGTGCCAATATTCCAAGGGATATGAATGACCCACGTAAGTTAAATAGAATCAGGAGTCCGTGGATTCACCTTAGATTAATCAAGGATAACGTGTCTGAGAATAATCCATACATAATGGAATTCCATAATCTTCTTGTAAGATATTCTGAATAATTATATTTTAGTAGCCTGCAACCATAGTGGTTGTGGGCTATTATTATTTTCGTGAAACACTGTATTAAAACAATAATTTTTATTATCTTTGCGGCTATGTTAACATAAATCATGCATGAATTATGAAAGATACAGTTTTAGTTTTGGACCCTATGGATGGGTTCATTTCGACACGCAGAGTCTTACCGACGAAGCGTAGGAAAAATTATTTCAAAGACGGCGGAGGTTTGCTCCCACAAATCGATTCGTCGATTATTGACGATGCTTTTCAGAAATCTTTTTCCGATCAAATTAATAATATTGGTGGTGGACTGGCCGGTGATAATACTGGCGTGCAGGGAACTGGTAGTCCACGAAACCAGATTGACAAACAGAAATTGGCATCTGGTATTCAGAAAGGCGTTGGTGTTGCGCAGGGCATTATGAACCTTGGCCTCGATGTCCTGAACGACCAGAACTCTCTAGATGATTCTGGCTTTATTAATACCAGGCAACAGTATGAAAGTATGCCGATTAATACCGGTAGTCGCGAGGCTCTTATAAACAATATCGTAAATACCGCACAATTGAATTCCGGTATAAAAGGTGGTGATATTGACAAGACAACCGGTGGGCAGGCCGCTCTCGGAATCGGCTCAGCTATGGCCAGTGGTGCCGCGGCAGGGAGGGTATTTGGCCCTTGGGGCGCTGCTATTGGCGCTGCAGCCGCTGGTCTCACTAAAGGTGTGTCACTATTGTTCAAACGCAAGAAAGCCAAGAGTATGGCGGCAAAACAGAATGAGGAGAATCGTAGAACGAACGAGGCTCTATCTGATTTTCAGCAGAGATCCCTGGATGCTCAAGATGATAATGATTTCGCTAATTATATGATTAATTTTAGCGGTGGCAAAGACTCCGTTTTCGCGGCGTTCGGTGGGCAATTGCACACAAATGGCGCTGATTTCTCAAATGGCGCGTCTATCATAGAGGCAGGTGGTTCTCACGAAGAGAATCCTAACAGTGGCGTACAAATAGGTGTTGATAAACAAGGAACACCGAATCTCGTTGAGGAAGGCGAGGTTGTATATGATGATTACGTTTTCAGCAACCGTCTTAAGGCAAATGACGAGGTTTTGGGATATGCCAATCTCCCTTTAAAATATAGAGATACGCCTTTCTCTGATATAGCGAAGAAATTGCTTAAACCATCAGAAGCCCAATTGAATGACCCTATTACAACAAGAACATTAAAAGCTAATATGAATAAGCTTAGAAACGCACAGGAAGTATTCAAGCAGATATATGGCACAAGTGATATAGCCAATCAGTTTGCGTTTGGTGGCAACATATATGCAAGCGGAGGACAATTCGCATTCGATTCATACCTGAAAAACATTAATACAATTATCAACAGCGATGGCAATCTCACAAACGAGGCCATGACGTTGTTTATGAATGGTGATTATAGCGGGTATTATGATGAATCTAAGGTCGATCTTGCCGCAAAGACATATGCCTCATATCAATCAACACACAGGGGAAAGGATTATCAACAAGCATACGAAGAGAGGTACAGTCAAATAAAAAGTGAGATCGAGAAACACTTGCAACCACTTAAAAATCGCATCAGTGCGGCAATGTATCTTTCCCAGAGAGGCATTAGACTCATGCCGTCGGGCAAGCCTTTTGGCGACGTTCCAAGAGATATTTATGACACATATAACGACATTGCTTCAGGAAAGACTTCGTATTCTCAAGCGATGAAGTCATTCAAGCCGAGTGAACATCAAACACAATCTAATCAATACAGCAATAGCTCAGATGGTAATATCGGCGTTAAACAAGAGAAGTCAAAAGTTGGCGATGTTAAACCAACGAAAAAGATAACAACAAAAGACCTTGCAGAAGGTCGTGGAGATAATTATCACAGGGCACTGAGTCCAGACACTATTCAGTATAATAGGAATGTTGACGAGGCTACCGTTCGTGAGTATGAGAAGACTGGAGATTACGCCGACTTTATTGATTATGTAAAAAACACCGCCACCGATAAGGAGATCAACGAATGGATCAAGACGCTTGAGAGCGGCAAATACGGTGATCTGAAAGACAGCAATGGTAAGACTTATAAAATCAAAGGTAAGGATGACCTGATTCGTCTAATGACCGATGGTAAATTTGGTCCAATACATCATTTCGCATATAATGCGTCAAGGACAAAAGCAGCCGAGGATCAGACCCCTCAAGAATCAAAAGAACAGGTTATTGATGAGGTCGCTGATAAAACCGGAACATCAAGACCTGACGCTCAAAAACAAGTTGATGACTATATTAAGGCAAATCCAGATGTTCAGGTATCCGATGCTCCGTGGAAGAGCTTGCCAACTGGCTTAAGGTATGCTCCAATTGGCTCTGCTCTTGCAGGTTTGGCAATGAACTCAAAGGATTATTCCGACGTTGATCAATTTGCTGCTCAAACCGCAAGACCTAACAGCGTAAGATATTTTCCAATTGCCGGTTATATCTCGCCAGATTATGTTTCTCCATTTGAGATGAGCGCTCCTATTGTAGAGCAGATGGGTGCCACAAGAAGGGCTATTTCAAATGCTTCCGCTGGTAACAGGGCACAAGCTTTGGCAGCGTTAGCCAATGCTGACAAACTCGGTATTGAACAGCTCGGAAGGGCCTACATTCAGGGGAAGGCTTATAACTCTGCACAGAAGAAACAGGCAGCTGAGTTTAACAGGGCCACAGATATGTTCAACGCGCAGAATGATATGCAGGCGCAAAGTATGAACATGTATCTCAATAATTATTATCTTAATAGAGCACAGCAGATGCTTGGCGCAAGACAGGCAATAGATGCAGCATATAACGCAGCAAGAAGCGCTAATCTTAATTCGTTGACACAAAGCCTTGCTAACATAGGAAAACAGAACGCCTATCTAAATATGATGGCAAGTAATAAAGCACTTGGGTATAGAATGCTTCCTGATGGCTCTATTGAATACAAGTCAGTACCTGACGCAATTATTGACACACAGAGAAACAGAACCCCGAGTGTTAATGTTACAGTAAATAATCCTGCGGCTCAGTCAATACAGTCCGCTCCGACATCAGTAAATGCTAGACAAAATCAGTTTGATGACGGCATATATGTTGACCCTACAGCAATGGGACAGCAGAATAATCAGCCAACAATAAATAGCGGTCCAATGCTTGATGCAATGGCTGGTCACAATATCGAGCCAGTATATGACGATAGCGGTGAAATTATTGGCGTTGTTCCTATTGAGAAATCACCTATTGTAAATAAATTTGGCGGATGTACAAACCGTCGTAGAAGACATTGTTAATTATGGCGAATAGTAATTTTATAACAAACCAGACGGTGTTCGAGCCGTTCTCATATGATGAGATATATAAGCCTTTGCAAGAGTCCACGGCGGTTCATAATCAAATTGCGGACGCTTATGCAGAACTTGATGCAAAAGCAAGTGTATGGGAGAATATGGCTAACAAGGCCACAGACAGGAAGACTTACGAACAGTATATGAAGTACGCCAATGACCTTCGCAAGAATGTAAACGAATTGGCGGCAAGAGGTCTGACCACAAATTCACGCAATGCTTTCAGGCAGATGTTCAGACGTTATCAACAGGAAATAACACCTATAGAAAACGCATACAAGACACGAGCCGAACAAGCCAAGCAACAGATGGATTGGCATGCGAAAGATCCGACTGTAATGTTTAATTTCGATGCGGCGTCAATGTCACTCGATGATTATCTCTCAAATCCATCAATGCAATATCAGGCGATATCTGGTCAAGCATTGACACAGCGTGTAGGAAATGCAGTAGCTAATCTCAAAAACCAATTGCGTAACGTAACAGGTTGGGCCCATACTGCTGAGGGACAAATGCTTGAGCGTATTGAGCAATACGGCCTAACGCAGGAGGATATGAATCTCATAAGAAGCAATCCATCGGCATATCCTGCGATAACAAAGCTTATCAGTGATGTCGTGTCGTCTTCAGGAGTTGGACAATGGACCGATAGGGACGGTAATATTCGCGAAGACAGCATAAATCAAGCGTTAAATTATGCTTATGAAGGATTATGGCAAGGCATTGGTCAATCAAAGCAGGTAGCTCAGAGAGATGCTGGTTACATCACTCCATATCAGCGATGGCAAATGGCAAGACAGGCGGAGAATGATAAATTCAATAATCTTCTTAAGCTTAAAAAGGCTGGTCTCGTTAACGCAGATGGAACTCCTAAAGACGAAGATGACATACGCAACGGTTTGTATCTGCCGGTTCCAGGTAATGCTGATCCGAAAGCCGAGAAAGCTCGTAGAAAGCAGCTTAATAGTGACCTTGACAAAATACAAAAAGTCATGAATAATACTGCTTCAGATGACGATGTTGCGGACGTTGAGAATCTTATGAATAAATATAACATCTCAAATCTTAATGAGTTGTCTGATTTCATTACCAAAGAATATAATACAGTTCATACGTCAGAAATGTATCAGGCTAATTTCCAGAATAGCCAGTATGTCAATGATGTCATTCTCGGAAGGGTTCTTGGAACATCTCCAGCCGGTGTTAAATCGGGAGATAAAAAATCCGCAAAACGAGCTCTTGAAGGAATGTTTATAAAGTCAAATGGTAAATCTCTTGACAAGAACGAGGCTGAAAATGCTCTCAACGCGTTTAGTGATGGAGTAATATTTATAGACAGCAGAACCGGTCGCCTTGGAATCAAGAGTAACGATTACGGGACATATTATTTCTCTGACGCGGCAGCTCAAAACGCTCTTTATGGCGAGATCGATCCAGCAACTGGAATGTCCTTGTATGATATTCTTCAGGAAATAGCCGAACGCGTGGCGGCAAAGGATGTGTCAAAGAATCCACAGGATAAAATGGCCCAATTCCAGGCTATTCAAGACAATGTCGCAACAATATTCTCGGCGCTCTTAAATATCAATAATGGTGGTATTCCTGGAGTTCCTGGCACATCATCAAAGAGTCGAACGAGAAACACTGAATTTGATTTGGAAGGTGTGCCGGTACAGGCGTCATATCCTGGGCCAGACGGTTCATATGATATGTATGACTCTAACGGCGAATATATGGAGTAGAAGTTATGGCACAGAATACAGGAGATATAAACAATCAGTTTAATTATAACGATCCTACGTTGACGAATCCAGAGGGATTGGGTTCTCTGGTTCAGAGCGAGGAGCAAATCAGGCGAGACGAGCTGGCAAATTTAGCTGCCGTAAGAAACGCCTATCGCAAGGCAAGGCCAAATGTTATCAACGCCATGCAAGATGCTGATCAGGTGCGAAGCATGGATTATACACGTGGCGATATATATATTCCAGATAATGATTATGGAAAGCGTAACGTAGATAAGAAGATTACCGATTTTGGTAATATCATTGGACTTGAGAATGCACGTGGTGAGGCGCAATCTGCTTTTGCTCAGGTTACAAACGGTATCATTAAGGGAACTGTTCTTGCAGGTACAACATTTGCAGATGGTGTCGTTGGTTCAATTGTGGGTCTTTTAAACATCGCAAATGATGCCGCAAACGATGGCATCAACGGTGCGGGTGATGCGTTGAATTCATTTATCGACAATCCATTCAGTCGTTACATGCAGAAGATAAACGACTGGTCCGAAAAAGCGTTTCCAAACTTTTATACCGATGAGGAACGTAGCAAGACTTGGGGTACAAATGTATTTTCAGCCAATTTCCTTGGTGATCACTTAATAAAGAATCTTGGTTTCATGATTGGAGCCGCTTATTCCGGACGCGTCAATGCTGGTATACTTTCAAAGGCTGCTGGTCTTAATAAGGTAAGGGATGCTTATAGGGGGTTAAATATTGTCACAAAGGACGGCAAGAAACTCTCTGAGGCATCAAAGATATATGAAGCATATAAGAAAGGCAATGCATATATAGATGGCGTTCTTATAGGTGATCATTTAGCCAATATGGCGAAGAAGACCAAGAGGCTTGAATTTGGATTACAGACGTTTGGAGCCATAACATCCGCAATGGGCGAAGGTCGTATCGAAGCAATTCAGAATACGGAAGATTGGTATACACGCGAGAAAGGAATGATTGAGGAGCGCACCAATCAAGCCGAGAAGAACGTTACCAATGATGTTATGGCAGAGCAGAATGATGATGGTTCATACAAATATTCGAGACTTGTATATAATCCAGAAACTGGTAGTGCTCAAAGACAACTTACCGATGAGGGCTTCAATGAAGTGCAGCGCAGGGTTGGCATTCTTCAAGCGGAATATGAGGGAGCTCTTGACCAGATAGATCGCAGTAGGGCTACCATGGCAAATTCGATATTCCTTATGAATGTTGGTCTTCTCTCAGCATCTAATTTATGGATTTATGGAAGATTCCTTTCAGGTGGATTTAAAACCGGTACTAAATATACCAAGATGATATCTGAAGATTCCAGAAAAATTCTGTCTGACGCTATACGCAATGGGGGAAAAATATCTGAAGATATTGCTAAGGCAGACATGAAGCGGTTCTGGAAAAATATCGGCAAGGCGACTTCTGTACCAATTACCGAAGGTCCTTGGGAAGAGATGATGCAGCAGTCAATAGCTACCGGTATGGGTAAACGCGAATCATCGAGACTAAATGCATACTATGGATATCAGTTCGACGATGAAGCCGAGTCAGAAGCTGTTAATTGGATGAACTCACTTCTTGATGGTATAGAGCAGACATATACTGATCCAAAACAATGGGAACAAGGTTTTGTTGGCGCTATATCATCTCTGGCCGGTATACCAAGTTTTCACATGCGTGTCAACGAAGCCGGAAAAAAACGTCCAAGTGTGTCGTTTAATGGCGAATTGTGGGATAGTATAAAAGACGCAAGAGAGTATCGCGAACAGGCACAGAATACCGCTGACGAGGTTAACAAGGCACTAAAGGATGAACGTTTTGTTGACCTATGGCGTGGATACATTCGTCATAAAAAATATGACAACGACAAAGCGCAATTCCTTAAGGAACTCGACCAGTTTGAATTCAATAATGCCGAGATAGGACAGATCGTAAGTGATATTGAGTTGTTCGACAAGGCTGGAATGCTTGATGATTTGAAGACAATCATTGAACAGGTCAGCAACATAACCGAACAAGATGCAGACCAAATCCGCAAAGACACAACAGTAGTTGATCTTCAGAAGGGTCTTTATGATGGAATGACCGATCAGGAGGTTGTTGATAAAGTCAAATCGAACGCTGCTGAGTTCAAGGATTTTGTTGACCAATATACAAAGGTTCGTGACGACATAAACACTATCTATGGCGGAAAGGTTGACGATGAGGTGCTGCGTACAATGACTTGGCAGACAATGGTAATCAACGATGTCGAGAAACGAACCAAACAATTGGTTGATGAAGTGTTTCCAAGATTAAACGAGTTGGCTACTACCGCTAATGAAGCAATGGTAGATACCCCTACGCATTTTTATCTTAATGATTTGAACGACCTTAACGCTGTTGTGTATAAGAAAGGCTCGAAGGAATATTCTATCCTTAATGAGTTATTACATTCTATACGCGATTTCAGGACAAACGAAATCACTCTTGCAAAGCTTAACACAGAAGTTAATGACGCATATAATCGCTGGGTTAGTCTTGGATCGAAGGAAACAAAGAAATCATCGGCGTTCAGGGCGTTGTTGGAAGCCAATAAGAATCTGTCCGAAGGTCTTGCCAACGCTAATATTACCAGTGGTATAACTGATGCTCAATTGGATGTTTTAAATGCAGCGGATCTTGGGCAGCTTATTGTAAAAACACAGGATCTGATAAGACTTGTTGCGTATAGGAATGATTTTCTCAATAACTTGAAATTATTGTCGAGTCATCCAGAATTGTTTACGAAAGAGGCTGTTGCCGCCAATAAAGAAGCTATTGCCAAACACAGTAAGGAAGAAGCGCAACGTATATATAGTGAATTGAGCAATACTGATCCATCATATAGGGATGCGATAGCCAATATGTCGGCTGAGACAGTAAAAGAGTTTGATAAGCTTATCGACGATGGCGACAATGAAATCCTTAAGCAGCAAAAGGAGTCACTTAGCAAATACGATGACGTTGTTAAGCGTATATTCAATGTCATTAAGGACGACATGTTCGGAGAAGACGAGAATTCAAGCGTAGTTGCAAAATCTCTTGTTGGGCGCATACGTGAGCTTGTCAATGAGAATAGTGACTCTGACGACTTTTTGGCTTCGATGAAAAACATTGCGGATGAAGCTATCGATAAAGGAGACACAGTAACTGCCGATTATATTAATCATTTACTTAATGAATATTCCACGAGAAAGACCAGATCAAAGAGGGCTGATAAAACGGTAGGTGGCAAAAAACCGACCACTAAGAGTAAGCGTGAAGACCAGCTTGATGAGGCAGTTAAGTCTGAGGTTCCTGATGACGCTGGAGGATTTACGCCAACGTTCAAAAAACGCTCTGAGACGCAAGATTCTGATGACGACGGTGTAACTATTGATACAACACCAGAAACGCCGTCAGAGGGCAAGGAAAGTGGCAATAAACCGAAGCCAGAGGAGCGTGAACAAGCTGCAAAGGCAAAAGAGGAGACGCAGGGGGCCAACGCCATAAAATTCAGTGATATAATAACAAAGGCGTCAAAGAAAGATGTTGATTCGTTGAAATCACTGATTTCACAATTATCCGTTGGTGACGTTGTCTCTAATGAGCAGGCTGATATCCTTCGCGAAATGGCTGAACATAAGATTCTTGAACTGATATCGCAGGTTGACACGGGACAGGAGGATGGATCGGCTGAGCAATCAAAGGCTGTTATTGTAAAGGAAGCAACCAAGAACGATACTGATCCAGCTGCGTTGTCGAGCGGCATTGACTCAAAGGACGGTAACGGTCAGTCGTCAAACAAAGATTTTGTCAAGATTGATAGTGGTTCTCTTCGTGGATGGGTTGTCACGGAAAATGATATTCGTGAGTCAGTAGGCGGCAACAAGGTCGCATATACTCCAGATGGCGAAAGAGTGCCTGAACTGCTTGCGTTACAATCTGCGTTGAAGAAATACAATGCGTATAAGTTTGTTGACAGCGGTGCTCTTGGCGTTCTCAATCACATATATAAACAGCGTGGTAATGACAATGGTGTTCCAATAAGATTCGTGATTGATCCACTTCAAAGTAAAAAGGTTGATGACAAGGATTTCTATACGGTAATGCTTGCCGTGGAAATCTCTCCAGAAGACAGATCAACACTTGGGCCATATGCCAAATTTATGAACACGCAAACAATTGACGGCAAAGAATACCAGATTGTAGGAGCATTAAAGGTTGGTGGAAATAAGGGAGACGCTGCTTATATTGAAGCAAAGAATGCTTATAATCTACTATATGGCATGGTCATACAGGATGTCGCTAGGCAAGCTAATAACGGGCCAATAGAGCGCCTTTATGTAGCCGATAACGTACAGTCAAGTATATCAACATTCTGGAATGGAAGAATGGAGGTGGCGACAAACGGTAAACCTGCTGGATTCAGATCGCTCAAGGAAAGACTTGCAGACTATGGATTACCTTATGGATTCTCAATATATTTTCCAGGTGTAAGTGGCGGAATGGTGTCATTCTTTACCAATAAGTATATGCAGCGCAACGGTGATAAAATCATGGGGCCGATAAACGGTGCAAATCAAGGTTCTGTGTGGTTAAATGTTATCGACCCAAGCGGTGGTATAAAACAGGTTTATTTGAGAGTCAAGCGAGTATCTGAATATGATTTTGAAAATGGTACTGAATTCGCAAATGACATTAAGAATCAAATGAAAATACTTGTTGATACAAATGCGCCTTTTGTAAATAAACTAAGGGCAAAGGTGAAATTGTCGCAAATGATATATATTCCTAAGGGATATGTGTTTTCATTTAATGATAAAAACGGTAGTGTATCATTGAGATTTGGAAAGGGAACCGGTGATGTTATAACAACTGTCGAGGATTTTATTAACGTAATGAAATCAGATGACTCGCTGCGCTTCCAAGTAAGTGAGAATACAATATCAACCCCGGCAAAACAGAAAGCACTGATTGACGCAGATATTCTTGAGACGGACTATGCAAGCCTGATGCCATTTAACTCATCGTTCAGCATATCGTTTGTTGGATTAGACGGACAGCCAACCAGTCAGGGAATGGCTATACGAGGAGATCTAAGGGCTTCTTCAAGGAATAATGAACTTGAGAAGATACAATATAACAATACTCTGTATCATTATAATACTACAACAGGAGAGGCATTTTCTCGTGATGGTGAAGTTATTACAGATGGTGTTTTACTAGCAAAACTTGGATTCATAAGTAATATCAAAAGCGGTATCATTGCTGGAGAGGATGGTACAATGTCCATAACCGAAAGTGGTGTACCTCAGAAATTCAAGTTATTCTCAACAAAGATTGGCACCGATACGATGTATGCAATTAAGTTCGATAATACAAAAGAGACGTTGCTTGACGAATCTGATCCAAAAGACAAGAATATAATTGATAAGGCCAAGGCTGCAATCAATGCGTTCAAATCATCAAATGCAATTATCAACGGACCTGGAATATCTCCTGTAATAAAGCCAGCTGAAACATCGCAGGCGCAAATTGCTCATCCGGTTATTGAAAGACCTCAGGAAGCAAAGCCTAAACCTGGGCCGAAATCTGGCAAACGCGGAAAGAGGGCAGTATCATCCGGTGAAGTGAAACCATTGTTCCCAACAAACCAAGGAGCGGTTCTTGCTGAGCAGCCAGCCACTTTGATTGCTCAGATTAGCGAGATGGTAAAAGGTCACAATATGGAACCGTCATGGCGTAACAAATTCTATGGAATGATACCTATGGATGTCACTCAGGAAATATTTAAGATGCTTCTTGACGAAGATGTTGACGTAGGAAATCCAACCGCCATTAATGAAGCTATAAATAAAATTGCTGGTCAACAGCCAGACCTGAAATCAGCAATTGAAAGAATAGAGGCATTGCTTGATGAAAAGATTAACTGCGGTTAGTATATATAAAAAAAGAGACACCCGAAAAACGAGTGCCTCTTTTTTTTGTGCTTATTTGTTAGGTCTATAACCATTAGATCTGTATATGTTGAATATATAATCCTCAGTGGACAAATCTCGTATTCTTATAATCTGTGACAAAGGCAACGCTTTTATAGCATCGCGTTCCCATTTGCTCCATCCTTCGTATCTACCGGATTCAATCTCATCAAACATATTTGAAACATTCACGATATTGATGATGTCCTGTAGGCTTTCAATGGCTGCAGCAGGTGTTTGAATGATTGTCATGGCGTTGTTAAGGAAGTCTACGTTAATCGGGAATGATGCACCAATCTCTGTTTTCAAGCGATTGAATTGGTACGCGAATAATTTCTGCCCCCAATAACCATCCTCCTTGCGTGGTTCGCCGAATCCAAGCATAGTACCAATCATCATATAAACGAACATTCTCAACTCTGTAAATGCTCTTAGCATATTCGCTTTCTCTACTTTGTCAAGATTATTCCATGTTGTCACAAGATTAAGTTTTCCACGCTTGGCATCCTTGGCGATATTTAGCAATACAGTAGCTGCTGTTCTATAGAAACCGGCCCTGTATGTATTTGTAGCAGGATCGTAGTAATTCTTTGCGAAACGCCTGTTATAGTGCCCTGGCATCCATTGTCTGAACTGCATCAACAACTTTCCTACCGCTGACATATGTGCCGCACCCTTTTCGGTTTGTGCGTAACCTCCGTGTAGTCCAGCGTTAACACGGTTAATGTATGTGCTCATATTGTCAAAAAACTGTCCGAGATTTGCTGAATCGTTGTCGAGTTTGATATATTTCTCACCGTTTTTCTCAATGGCTTCAGAAACATCCAAATTCCGCGTTAGAGCGCCTTTCTCGTCATATTTGATATACATATCAGGTTTAATCCTAATCGTGTATCCTGTGTCGGTTTTAACGACTTCCAGTGCATCATACATATTAGACACCTCATTACCAGACTTGTCATATAGTTTCGTGTTGTACAACATTGCATAACCTCCTGTCACATGCAGTTTGTGCTCACCGGCTGTCTGCAAGAAAAACCACGAAGCGTCTCCCAATACTCGCCTGATGAAATTATTGTTATATTTGCGCTCCTGTACCTCTCTGAAAGCATCCTCGTCCATGTTAAACAGTGTCATCAATAATGACATCTTGTCACTTTTTTGCCGCTTCTCCATATTTTCAAGATATTTTGGCAGGTCTTTCAGGTAGTTTTTCTTGGCGATAGCGAGATCCTTTAATCCAAAGAACTCTCCTGCCGTTGCTTCAAGATACATCTGCGTTTCACCCATTGTGACATTACTTAATCCTGAGAACAAGTTGACACCGAGTTTTGCTATACTACCGTAAGCCATAAATGATTTGAACAATGTGTTATGGTCTATCACATATGTCTTACCCTCTCCATCCTCGTTTGAGAACGGATTATCAAGTCTTGTCTCACCAAGGTCATTCATTGTCTTGCCATATACATTTGCATCTATGAAAGAACGTATTGCCTTATAAAGGTTTGAACCACCCTTCCCGTATAGATATGGCTTTGTGAATACTCTGCCGAACAATGACACCCTTCCTTGCACCTCTTTGTTACCAGATGTGTGAGGAGTTTCATATTGTTCTTTAACGTACGAGGCAATCATCTCAAGCATATCGGTAATTTTTGACATCTCGTCATAGTTTACACACATTGATGCATAGGCATTCATCGCTCTTGTGAAGTCAGTGTTGAGCCTTCGCTTATCGTGAATCATATTAGCAAAGTATATCGGCACCTTTCTGATTGGCTCACCGTCAAAATCAAGTAAAATATGTTTTACTCCGTTGTCATCTCTGTATACAGCTTCCTCTCCGAAGTCCTGTTCATCCTCTCTTCGTATGAACGATTCTTTCATTGAGCTCCATATAAGTTTTGCTGACTCAACCGGCTTCATTGGATCAAACGTTTCAGCGAGATCGTTTCTCATTTGTGGAGCCCTATAAAGGGATCTATAGATGCCAGGCAACATTGATTCCAGCTGTGCCTTGTAAGCCATTAATTCATCATAATAAGCCTTCTGTGCGTCATCGAGATTATTGTATGCCTCAGACGCGTATTTTGGATTTTTAGGCACATCTTCTTTACGGCCGTTTTCTTCGTCCACAAGAATCGACTTTGTGTTATTTTTGTCCCACCAATACATCTTGCGGGCCACATCCTCTCTTGTTAGAGCAGGGTTTTCCTCAAGCGTTTTCTTATAAGCCTCCCTGTCGTCGTAAAACGCCTTCATATCATATGGACCAATAAGCCATCCAGTAGGAATGCCATCCTCGTCACGTTGATATATAAAATCTGTAGAATAACCCTTGTCTGTCAGTTTCTTGCTGGCATTCTCGATGCGTGACACAATATCCATTATGCGTCTGTTGCGCTTTGATTGTTGAAGAGTCACAATCCTGTGAACCATACTAGCGATAGGATTTGTCGATTCTCCAAGAGATGACAACAATCTGCCGGCGGCTGTTATATCATTATTGCATACCCGCATAAACTGCTCTGCTGACATGATGTCAAAATTTGCTGTTGACTTCAGATTATTCTGTGGACCATTTCCGTAAAATATCTGCACGACGGTTTTAATAGCGTCGAATCGCAAGTCTTTTACATAAGAATTAATCTGTGCCATCATACCGAGAATCTGCGTCGCCAGTTCCTGAATATCATTTTCTGTAGCTTCGTCAAGGCTTATCGTTCCGTTCTCCACAAATGTATGAATACCCATCAGGTCATTCATTATGTCAGCGTAACCGTCATTAAACGCTCTCATCTGCGTGATTGTTCTTGCGGTTCCAGCCATACGAATCATATCGCCATCGCTTGCCGATAATCCATTATTCGGCACCATTGCGGAGAATGTGACGATGTTATCCTGAATTTGAGACAACGTTTTTGCCGTGTCATACATGAACGACAATACAGCAGCAGCATTCTTGTTTTCATCCATGAGCTTGTTTATCTCAGTAAATGTCGCCATTGATTCCTCTCTCGCTTCGTCGCCAAGATTTAGCTTGTCGTTAAGTGTAATCTTTTTCGCAAGAATCGCTCTTGATTCCTCTGCGATGTCACGCATTGAGCCTATACGTTTAGTAAGATGAGCCATGGATCTGGCGGTCATTATAGCATCCTTGCTGACTATAGTGTCATCGCCGCCCTCTATAGCCTCAGAAATCGATTTTAAGGCCATTTTCGCCTCGTTTATTAGCGAATCTATATCATCGGTAGACCCGCGCCCTAAAATAGCCTTAGCGGCCATCCAAAAGCGATTTAAAAGGTAATCTGGATTTCCTTCTTTAAGGTAATCAGCCAAAAGTCTTCCGATAGCCTCATCCACTACGTATTCCTCGGCTGTTTTCTTTCCGTTGGAATACTCTTCAATATACTGATTATATAAATCATCGCCAAACAACGCCTTTGCTGTCTCCGGCGTAACAACCCGTCTCAATCTGTCAAGAATACCATTGCCTTCCATTCCTGCTACAATGACATGTGCAAATTCCTCGGGAAACACCTGCTCACCAACATCGCCTTTAGCGATACCGATAATTGTTTTTAAGCCATTTGCATTTGTCTCGGCTATTGTCGGATCAAACAAACCAGCTTTCTTCGAGTCTTCCATGAACGACACGTCAAATCCGAGATTGTTAAGGTATGTGAGAAGTTTATTGTTGAGGTCGTTCTTGAATTTTATTCGAGCCTTGTCATTAATATTAGCAGCGGTTTGATTGGATACGTTCACAATAAACTTTCCATCCCTTTTTCGGGGAACACCGACCAAGTCTTGATTCGACTCATTAAATGAAGCGGCTTTTGCATATGCGTCAGTAGCCTTGTCAAACTCAACATCGGCACCACTGTCTGTAATTATTCCGGCATTAAATAATTTGTCGTGAATAGATTTATTGCCGTTTATTATCTCATCAAGACCTATAGCCTTGTTAAGTGAATTATATGTTGGCTCACCGTTCTTATCGTATTTGATTCCCTCAAGTCTATTCAATCCACCAATCATTTTGGTGGCTGCATATATCTGCCCAGAGAGAGTTCTGTCATTATTGGTGTGTGAGAGCAAGTCTTTGAATAACTTGCTCTCGACCTCACCTCTATCCTTTGTTTTAACAGTAGGGATAAATACACATGAATTCTTCATATATTAGCACAAATTTAATTTATTAAGCTCCTCTCTGAGGAGATCGGCCACTTTCTTACGGCCTTCCGATGTTATTGTCGCGTCGTCTGTGTTAAAACCAAACTTTTTCAACAGCTCTGTGTCAGACATGTTGATATTAAGACCATTGGCAACCCGCTGTCTAACAAATTTTTTACTAAGAGATCCTTGGCTGATACCAAGTGCGCTTAATGACAACTCTGTCGTTCCTTCCATTGCTGGAGAATGTTGCTCAATACTTCCCGTGGCGAAGCTTGGTGTGAAACTAAGACCGCTTGGAGTGAATCCTTGCTCATCAGTAATGACGTCATTTGGATTCTCTTCGGTCTCTGGATTCTCCTCGGCAATAAAATCTCCATAAACACCATCATCTAGAATGTCGCCAAAGTATTCAGACACTCCGTTACGTACCCCCTTAGGAGTTAGCGTTCTGAACATCACTTCCATATCTTTGCCTATCTCAAAACCATTTACTTTGAACGCAAGATCTCTGTTTGTCAACATGATTATGTTATTACCTGACTTTACAACCGGTCTTGAGACAGTAATGCTATCCTTTCTAACCTTTAGCCCAATTGCCTTAGATAATTTTGCCATTCTGTCAGAACCTTCTGTTTCACTAAATGGTCTTACATAGAATCTTCCAATATTTGATATAGGATTGTAACCTGACTTTCCGTCTGACAAGTCTTTATTCGACGCATTAAAATCTATCACAGCTGCTCCAAATGTAGGATCGCCTTGTGACAAATATTGCAAGTCAACACTAGGTACAAGACCAGGCTGATTTGTGTTGTTCAAAATATACAATCCTAAAAACTCATTCAGATCGATCTGAGGATTTCTGACCGCCTCCATACGATCAAGCCTGTCAAGATTCGGAATAGACTTTATTACATCAACAGGCATCAAATGATACGGTGTACTTGGGCTATATCTCATATTGCTTCGTAGCGCGAAATAAATCCCCAGTTGAACACCAAGCATCTGGATTTCTTCGTTATCGCTCCTAACAAGCGCACTCCAGTCATCCATAATAGCCTGTCTGCCGTCCTCGTCAAGATTATTAAGAGATGTTTTCAAATATGGTACTGGCATATATTTATCAGCATCCATTTGAATAATGGATTCTATGAATTTATTTCCATAAAGTTCATCCATATGTTTTGTTATCATTTCATTATAATAACCGGCAAAGTTCTTATAATAGAAGTCAACATTCTCATCAAACTCTTTTTGTGATCGAGTATTTGGATTAAACACACCGTAAATATGAGATGGCATTCCAGTTCCGTATGTCTTAATATCGGTACCATTGATCATCTTGTATATCGCCATTGCCTTATGAACCGATCTATTGATAGTCTCGTTGGCGTAATCTCTACCGCAAAGGTTGGCAACAATTTTTGCCGCGGTTCTGAACGCATGAGAATTATATGACGACTGCACCTCAAGCAACGCGTTATGTAGCGCTTCCTGAGATTCAATACGTGCGCCAATGAACGGTATTTGTGATTTTATGTCACTAATTTCAAGTGTTTTTACCTTTGTAGGATTATTCTGCTCATCCAATTTAACAACGTTGAATGCAGGTTTAATTCCAGCTTGATCAATAAGGAATTTTTCTCTACGAGACTCCTTTTCGATAGACTTCGCTAATGACGGTGATTCTCCATTGACTATAGAGGTAAACCTTGAGAATTGGTTGAGTCCTTCAAGACTATTAACCGCGTTGTCAAGTTCTCTAAGTGCGGCAAGAATTCTCATGTCAACTTGTAACATTGGCGAATTTTCATTGTCGATATATGAAGCTGCATCAAAATTCTTATCATCTATCAATCTCGATACAAGATCGTACTCATCCAGTATTAGCGTCTGCACATCTTTATTGGTTTTGGAATTATACGTGTTATACAGGCCGCCCTTAGGATTTATTGTCTGCTCGAGATTTCTAATTATTCTCTGCACATCGGCAAATCCATTATTTGACGCGTTATCATAAGCTTCCGTAACTTCTCGCATTATCGGCTGTGTCACAAACAACATCGCCTGCCTTGGAGTAGCCCCATATCTAAGCAATAGTGTGTATATCTTATTTGTGTACATGCCTATATTTGTTCTGGCAAGCACAGGCTTCTTAACTCCATCTGCTGCCGCACCAACAAGCATACCAAGATTAATGCTCTGTAGTGTTCCTTCAGAGTCAACCAATTCATCAAGATATGCAGAACCACTCTCACCTATATCTAAACCGGCAATATTCATCGGTCTAATATCGTTCTGCGCTATTCTGAATCGTCCAGGACCAGTCATCATACTAAATACGTCGTGAGCGATTTCTTGAACAGCTGACATGGCGATAAGCTTTTTGGCGTTCATACATGCTTTTTTAAGTCTCGCAGCAGTTGACATCAAAGAAATGTCTGACCATCTAGGGTCGTATGATAATTCTTCATATTTGGCCACTCTTTGCTTTGGTGTCATTTGTTCAACATATTCTCTTGATAAGCCAAATCTATATAACTCCAGCTCATATGATGTCTGGTCCATAATATCGAAGTTACCAGGTCTAAACTGTTGCCTTAACGCGTCGTCTCCAGTCATTGCAGCCCACTGCATATCAAGCATCTCGTTTCTTAATGCAGCTTCTCGATTTTTTGAGCCATCTGCCTTATTGTATTTTTCAATACTATAGTCGCCAGCCAATGTTGGTTTGCCACCAATAGTACTTACTCTGGCGTCATAGAAAAGCATGTTTCCCTTGTCAATATCCTTTACTACCATAAGTTATTTATTTCTCATGGAATAGACTATATCTTCACTGCTAAGCAGTGTTGTGCATTTCCACGCTTAAGTGTACTCACAAAGGTTTTTTCCTTTGTGTTAAATCATATGTTATTTTATGTATCATCGATGGAACCTGCGATACATATGGTTTTATTATGTCTATAAATTTTAATCCTTCTTTTGTTCCGCAACAAAGTGAGTAGCTATCTTCTTTTTTACCTTCGTGGATCATATAAAAATTAATATTCCAAACTTCCCTAAAGTAATCTATTATGGTTTGCACTTCGCTCTTTGGCTCGCAAGTACTTATTTTTATATAAAATCCACATGGTCTTCCGTGATTAACACGAATATTTATATGCCCATCATCCATGTACCATATAGCTATCTCTTGTGCACTAAGTCTGTTTAATAATTTTCTATTTCCAATTATCTTTTTACTTTTATAACACACTCTGCGAAGAACTTTTATAAAAGGAATAATATTTAATTGTGTATAACAAACGGTTTTTCCAATATTATATCCACAAGAACTTGTGTAATATTTTAATCCGTTGTTACGAATTCCATTTTCATTAAGAAGTTTAATTTTCCATTTTAAATAGTCTTCCTGTTCTATTGAATGGCATAATTTATAGACATTGTTGCTACAGATGGTCCCATCACCTAATAGCATTCCTATAAGCAAATTTCTGCTTTCTTTGGTTATTTTTGTTTTCATAACGATATACGTATGTTCTTAAATATGATTTAATTAGTCGTTGAACCTTGCAACATTTCAGTTGCCTTGGCTGCTGATTTCCATATTGATGACAAGTCAATAAGGGTTTCCAGCAGTTAACACAATTTAAAGACTCCAATATTGTTTAAAGTCTGAATCGTTAATCACTGTAAGTATTAACGGGTAAGCCGATGCATCACCTGATCCAGGTAATGTAAATTCAGTAATCATACAAGGCATTATGAATGACTTCAACTGCGTAGGAATACGATAATATATGCACTTGAGTAGCTTCTCCGGAATATGAACATCAAACAGTTCTGCCAAATCCTGTACATTTAAGCAAGGCTGACCTGCCTTTGGATGTCCGGCAGGATACTTATAAAACACACGTTTTCCACTATTGTCCGGATCGATATGTGTCAGATAAGACATGACGTTTGAGTTTGGTATAGACTGCATTGTCTCCATATAGGCAAACCCTGCTTGATTTTCACGAACATATTGGTTATACGCCTCAATAGCATCCTTATTCGGTTCATTACCATTATATGCATCAAGGTTATTTGCCTTACAAAAGTCATTATATTTCATGAGAAGCCCGCCATTGTTGTCCTTAAAGCGCAAATCAAGATCTGTACTGCGTCCCCAGTTTGACGTCTGTACTGTTTGTCCGCCATTGAAAAATATCTTATAGATGGCTTTTCTAAAGCTAGAGCCAAGCATCGACTGAACAGCATCCGACAGCATTTCGTTTTCAGGAGAGACCGACATAGAACCTCCATGAAGAGAAACTGCACGTAACATGTCAATACTGTATTTGGTTCCACTCATGACGTTTTGCTGCATCATTCTTGAAAGTGACTTGTTGAGAGCTATGTCTCTTGATGAAGTGTTTTTCCTTGTCATTCCAAGCTCTCCAAGCATTCTGTTTGCGGCATTACTGATAAGCTCTGCGAACGCGTGATTGTATCGCGTCTTCATTTCCTTTCCAGTAATTTGTTTGCCACTACCAGGATCATCAAGCATAGCCGTGTCGCTTACATCATTAACGGCAATTACAGCCATCTGTGAACCAATCTGAATCTTGTGGTTATAAAAATGGAACGGAACTTCCTGCTGTGTAACATATCCCTCAATGCCATACTCGTTAATGTTATCGCGATTATATGTTCCGTCTGAATTATATACGGCCTTTCTTAGCGCATTATATGTATCAATTGGAGACAAATTATTGACATCTGATTTATTGTTAAGACCAACCTTTACGCAAGATTCAAACTGGATTGAATCAATGCCATCTTGCCTGTATGTTCCAGGATTAACAACTCTGCCGCCATGTACTATCCTTCCAGTATAATGTGAGTCCTCCATAAATCTATACAAGGCTGCCAACTGAGAATCAAGACCAACATTCGCTTCAAGCGCTCCTGCGAACGCGAGAAGTACTTCAGAGTTCTTAAACTGCGTAGGTACACGAACATCAGGCATTGTATCTCCGCCTCTATTTCGCCAAATATTAGATGTACCAAATGGTTTCTGCGGATTATTAAACACAAACATCAAGTCATCATCAGTCGGCGTTCCGTTGATAAATCTTTGATATATCGGCTCGTGCACATTCATGTCCCACGTGCCAGCCATAACCATCTGTTTACGAAGACCGGTAAGTGACACGTATGCCTGACCGTCAGCGGTATTTGTCTCGCGATACTGTGAAGAAATCATTGGTATGGATGCCTTAATGTTAGCCTTTGCGACAGGATCGGTGGTTCTTTCAGCAAGCATATCAAGAGCTATCTTTATCTGATCAGCGGAATGAGATGATATAATGTTATCCGCTATTACTGTGTTTCTTATCTTGCCATCACTCACACGAATTGGATTTCCGTCAACAAATACAACGGCCTCTGCATCGAATGGCATACCTGAAGCGTGTTGCTGTGCGTTACGTTTTGAAAAGTTTTCTATTGTTCCATAGAATGCCATATCAGTTGTTGTTATCTCAACGATATTCCATTGCGCCAGCATGTTATTGTATACAAACTCTTCAATCGCCGCGTCAAGCAGCTCGTCAGCCTTTGCTCCAAGAACTTCTTTCCCACCATTAAGTTGTCTTATGATCCAATCAACATATTTATATCTCTTGGTCCATACAACTCTGTCCTCATATTCGTCATATACTTGATAAGGTTCCTGCTCAAATACTCCGGAATCAGCGAATGATTGTTTTTCATGTTCAACGACCTCTTTCATGTGCTCCCTGAATTTCTCCTCAAACATATTTGCGAGAGAGTCATCAAGTTTTCTGTTATTAAAGATTACATCAACAATCTTTTGGGCAAAATCAGCATCAGTCTGCATCATATGAACAACAGCAGGTATCATGTGGAATGACGCACCGGTACCATTATATATATATTTGCCGTTATTCATCACATCAGACGTCTTTATGTCAATTCCATGGCCATATTTGTCCATGACAATAGCATCCATCTTGGCATTATTTCCTTTAAGCTTAATGTCAAACTTGTCAATGTGCCCGTTTTTTTCGCCCCTAAAGTGATAATCAAACACGCTTTTGGCACGCATTAATTCTTGCATGAATATATCGTGTGCCTGTTCAATCAATTCTTGAGTGTATTGATCTTTGTCTTTAATTCTAAGAAATTTAACCGCCTCATATGTGCTTTTATCTGATGCGATAGGCGTCCTATATATGGCAAATTCTCCATTATTGTCAAAGAAATAATCAGATAATATTGACAATTTATATGATTGGTCTCCCATGTCAGCATAACCAATGCCATTTGATGCAATCTTTACCATGAATTGTAGTGCATCCCTTGACGACGGATCATTAGCAAGTCTTTCAAGCCATTTAAGGTTCCAATGTCCTTCATCAAAATCAGTATCTCCTGGAATATAGAACCATATGCTGCGGCCAAACTCATCATTCATCCAATCAAGATACTCAGCGTTTGTCTTGCCGACTCTGTTTGACAGTTTGGCAAGTAGTTTCTGCATAGTTGTAGGATATTGGTAGCTATAATACATCTTACCGTTAACATAGCAGCTAGGATCAACACTTTCGTCAGAGTTTTGATAAACCTTTTCAAGAAGGTTTCGCATTAAATATATAACGTTGTTTTCGTTACTCGGATCCAATGGTTTATATTTAGTGCTTGCCTCGCGAGCGTCGTTCTCACCATTACTAATAAGCTTTGCTATCTTATAAGTTAGTTGAGCTATATTGGCGAATCTAGTCTCCTCGAATGATGACTTTAAGTTATCCCCGGCAAATAATGACGCAAATTTTTTCTTGTTTACCTTAATGCCAAATTTTTCAATAGCTGAATAAAGTTTTGCAATGGGATTCTTTTCATCAGTGAAGTATGGATCATAATCCTCGTCATAATCTATGATAGAATCAATGTCATTCCATTCGCTGCTTTTGAAAAAATCATTATCCATAAGCTCTCTGACAACAGATGTCGAAACATTCTTGCTTGTTACGTTGAGTATGTTCGATATTGCAAAGTCTTCTCCTCTGGCATTTTTGCCCTTGACAAAAATATCAAGCCTATTGTTCTTGAATATTGGAGCGTTACCCTTTTCATAATCAGCCATAAGTCTTGTAAGAATATAATTGGCCGTCTTGCCGGTATTCTCCATGATAGTTTTCATTACAAGATTACCATCATTTCCACGTACAAGTCTTGATGAATAGAATGGTAGTTCTGACTTAGCGAAATTCCTATATAGGGAAGACGAGCGTTCATAAGTTATCTTTGTAGGTATTATATTTGGTGCATAAACGTCCACCATTGCAAGAACATCCCTTAGCCAAGGTGTTGACTTAGCGTGTTCCCTAAGTGCGGCTAAAAACTCCGATTTTGACGTTGTTCCCTGAGTCCATTTAAGGACGCTTGACGCTACTGTGCTGTAATCCATGAAATCCCATAATCCATACTCGTCAACAAAGTACTGACCATCGTCAGTTGATTCGCGGATTGTAGATAGAATTGTCTTTATATCAAGAGAGACCGCCTTGATAGCCGATTGATGTAGTTTTGTTTCGCCATAAATCATCTCAACCTCACCGGCCTCATTCGCCTCTGGTGAACCATCATCCTGCGAATCATTACCCTCAACATCCTCTGTCGATTCCTCCTCTTCCATGAGCTTCCCATCAACAGTAATATACATATGTTCGTTCTTGATAAGCTGCTTGCTTGCGAGCTCTACCATTGTATCATAATTGGCGAGAAACAAATCCATTTCGGCGATAAGCCCTGGATCTGAGAGCATGACACGCGCGTTCTCAAGATGTTGCCTAACAGATGTATACATAAGATCGCTGGCGAATCGCGGAATCATCAGAATATCCTTGCGAGACATTTTAGAGAAGTCAATGTCGTCACTGTATTGATTCTTTAGATAACCTTTGGTCTTTGCCGCTGGATCATTCTGCAACAAATTCAAATAAAACGAAAACAGCTTTGCCATTTTATTGGCAACTCTCGTTACCTTTGACGGAAGAATACCAATCTCTGAATCAAATATTGTTGACAAACCTATGCTTCTTTTGTCGTCTCCAAGAATGGTCTGTTTCTTAAGTTCTTTAATTCTGTTCAAGGCGGCAGCAATATCTTCCTGTGTAGCACCTTCAAGAAATTCCTTTGCAGATTCTGTATCCATGTCTTTTAGGAACGAATCAATCATTTCTTTTGAGCCGTCTATGTCGTCAATGTTAATAAAGTATGAACCATCATCTTGATTTGCGAGAACAAGTCTTGCCGCGGAATATTCACTTGAATTAACTAAAGGAATGTTTTCTCCACGAACGTTTTTAATGAATATCTTACCATCCTTGTCAATTGTGTATCTTTCCTTGTTGGCGCTGTATTGAGGATAGTTTTGCGTTGCCCTCAAAAGAAATGCACCATCAATGACACCTGACATATTTGGATTGTTCGGATCAAGTTCAGCAAGATTCTGTTGCATCAAAGCTATATAAAGAGACTGTTGCCTTGCATAGCCAAGAGCGGCTTGATTCCAGTAAGAATCTTTATTATTGGCATTCCATGTCTTCATGTCAATAACATAGAATCGCTTGTCTTTTGTGTACAAAAGTAAATCGAGCTCTCCACCTACAGTAACGTTATTTTTTCCGCGTTTAACTACGCCTCCAACAGTTATAGGACTTGAATTGATTCTCCAATTATCTTTACCGAATCTTTCGTCAAGCATGTCTGTAAACGCCTTAAAATCACGTTTAAGGGCATTAAACTCTTCCTTAGAGTAGTTAGGAAAGCTTTCTCGCTTTACGCCTTTTTTAGAAAAATAATCTCTCGCAAATCTGTCAAAGTCCTTACCAAGCCTAATGGCTGGATTGTTTTCATCAGGCTGATTTATGTCAAAGGACATATCGTCTTCGGAACGTCCCCAAACTCCACGTTTATATACGTTTTCAGCTATTGCTGATACACTTGTTTGCGCCTTTTCCCAAGTACCTGTCTGAGGATTTAATATATAGTATGTATGATCCTTTTTAAAGTTATCGCTTTTACGTACGCGCTTACCGAGAGTATCTTTTATCTTATGTAACAGCTCTGTTACTTCCTTCCACTCATTAACTTTCTGACTCCTTTCAGTAGCTGGTTTCTCTTGCTTTTCTGAGATACTTTCTTTTTTAACATAGCGAGGTAAACTGAATGAAATGACCACACCATCATATGTTTCTCTGTTAAATACATTTTCATGACCGATAATTCCCTCAATATATTCGATGTCATCAACGTCATCCTGATCGATTTCGTCACGCTTAAAATAAATAGTATTATCATCAATCCATTGTACATTGTCACTCAGTGTTCTCTTGAAGTCAGAAAACTCTGCATTTACGTCTTCAAAATGTTCCTTATTAGACGTAATCCAGCCAGAAGGATTGATCCCATAATGGTTTGACGCAAGTTTACGAAATTCTGTGGAATTCAAAAACTCATCCTCTGAAACTTCTTGAAGTGCAGGATTGCCAATACCAACCTTTCGTATTGAGGCTTTTAATTCGCCTTCGGAAATGTGGTATTTCTTTGCGAACGCATCGAATGCCCCACCTTTCTTGATAATAGGACAAAATTCACTCATAATATATTATAAATTAAAATTGTTTAAACAATGCGACAAAGATAATCAAAAAAGCGCAATTGACACAATGAATTACGACAATCGTGCATCATTGCAACAATCTTAATTATTGACAAACAACATGTCACGACCAATCACGGCAAAAAAAAGAGGCGACAAGCCGTAGCCCATCGCCTCTAATATCACTAAAATTCCTTGAGTTTTTTCTCAAGCAAAGTTATTTCGTTGCATACAAACTCACGAAACCTTTCAATAAGCTCGTTGTCATCAATGATGGCGTTGATATATCCGCCCCACCTGATATCACGTAATGTGATTCTTGTGTTGCCCATACCAATACCAATTGATTTCCCATTGTGGTCGTCGATAAAATCAACAATACTCTTAAGATTGTCGATCTGCTCGCACAGCTTGTCTACGAGTTTTTTGTTTTCGTGAATCATTGTCTTCCTCCCAATACCAGTTCCAGAACCGGTCATTTCTTTTAGTCCAGACTTCAATTGACGACTTCGACCAGTCAAATCCACCGGAGATGGTATATTCTCCGCGCTTTCCATTGAGATAGTCTGAGACATCTGCTTTGTTCGTGACATCGTTGTTTGTATACATTTCATGCAAGTACTCGCGAAACCATTTCTGTGCACGAAGATACTTGCTAACTGCTTTTGCTGTTTGTGGCATATTATTAGAATGGTAAATTGTTTGCGTTTCTTATCCTCGTGACAACGCTTCGGTATTTTTCGTGTTCCGCAAGAACGAAATGATCTCCATTCGACAAAATAAGCACGACACGACCAGTACCGTAACGTTGATAGCAATTAATCACGTACGCCGGATTTACATCTATCTTAGCGTTCGTACACGTATAGAACGTTATTAGATTCATTTGCTTTTGTTTTTGTTTGGATTCCTCAGAATACTTGGCAAACTTCTCTCTACGTTTTTCGTGATGACGATGCATTGCAGAAGTTTTCCTTCTTTTTCTTCGATGAGACATATTTCCTATTCTTAGATTCCAAACTATACAATAATAGATAAAAAACGCAAACAATGACAAGAATAAAACAAAGTATCCCAATCATTATTCGATTTTACATAAGATGTCGTGTAAGCTTATCGGTTTGTATCCGTTATTGTCAACACCGACATCATATTGAGTTTTGTAACACATTTCGAGTCTAGGCAGATCACGACTTGCCGAGTCTGGTCCAGAGTGAACATGACCGTATAACTGTATATTTCCACGCTCATCACCTCCATAACTCAAGAAAGGTACGTGATTAAGATATATCATTCTGTCGTGAAGGTATAACAGTTTTTGGTGCTCAACTTCGCAGAACATATATAATATACCCTTATCTATATATTTCAAATCATGATTGCCAAGTATGAGATGTATCCGCCCGTTAAGGGCTCCAATTAGTTCCCACCATCGTTGTATTCCGTTGAAACAGAAATCACCAAGATGATATACATCATCGGCCGGTCCGACGGTGGCATTCCAGTTTTCTATGAGAGCGTTATCCATTTTTGCAACGTTCTCATATGGTCTTTTACAGAAGTTTATTACATTTCCGTGACCAAAATGTGTATCAGACGTGAAAAATATCTTTGTTGGATCTTTTCCGTCTATACGATCACGGAGCCTTGCAGCCTCCTGTACATAAGCAAATTTAGTGTAGTCCATTAGTTTTCAACCATTGACACATGTTTGACATAACGCGTGACATATAAATAGCCTGTTCCTGTTCAATCGTAGATTCGATAACCCATTTCCTGTTGTATGCCCTGAGAAAATACAATTCTCCGTCATAATATGCTACACCGACATCGTGATTGTCGAGTTCATAATGACGTATATCCTTGTCTTTTCCTATTGAATACGAAGGTGTATATGCCTTATCGTTTCTTGAATAACAAGAAAGGTCATCAATTATCACACGTTTTTTCATCAACGCTCGTCTTATCCCTTCTGTCATACTTGTCAATTAAAGATAACAACAATGTCCATTGATATATATCAAACGTGAACGGAAGCAACTTGACATGTTTTATCGTAGGATCCCTGACATAAACATCCTCGCCAGCATAGTTTGGCTCGAAATGCCAACGCTCTATATCATAAAACACGTCATTATTGTCATCCTTCACAAAATTGACACAAATTCCGTCTTTTCCCATTGAGCCAATCTTAAGATTGTTTATTTCTTCTTTGGGAACGAAATTTATCCCATCAACAAACAATTTATACGACGTCTCACACAAATGATTCACATGCATTGTCAATGTTTTTGACATATTACCCCTGATATGCCGCATATTCTTTGAAATCAAGAATGTAACGATACCTATCGAAAAAACTTACGCCAATCAGGCCATGAAGTTCAATACCCTTATTCGCACGAATTTTAGCGAACAGGTCGTTGAGATTTGCGGTAAGGAATGTCTCTTCAAAAGAGTTGTTTCGATACGATATATTCATCTCTATAAACTCCCCTGCCGAGACAGTACCGTTCATACCAACAATCTTACCTTTTTCATCGGTCTTCTTATAGTCAAGCATGTCAATACATCCCTCGTTAATATAGGAAGTATTACTTCCGGTATCCAACAAGAAATTAAGTTTGTGACCATTATTATTGACGGTTATTATCGGAAGACCGACAAGATTCAACGTTTCAAAGAACGACACTGCTGTTTTGTTGCGTCGCTTTGCTGATATTTTTCTCGATATGAAATCACAGAATAAAATTACCATGATAATCACGGCAACTATGATGAGAATTACAGCAATTACTCCAAGTATTTTCTCTCTCACAATCCAAACACTATACTTGTTAATTGTTAATATTGATTTAAAGGCCATTTTCAGGCCCTCTGAGCGCGTTTTCCTTCAACAGGTGTATGGTAACCCATCTGGCGCATTTTCGTGCAGCTACGGCAATATGGAAAGTGCAAGTCCCTCCTGCTAAGGTTAATCGCGAACTCGTCGTACGGTTTTGTTTCTCCGCATTGAGCACAACGCTTGGCACCATTGAATTTTACTGGTACAATTGTGAGCATTGGGTCTTGCGTATTCTCAATAGCGTCCGCTAAAGGAATGTCATCATGCCCGTACTTTCCATATTTTGCAAGAACGGGTTTTTCAGGAGTTCCATTTACGCGATAAAAACTACCTTTGAAAATAAACCAGTCACCCGTTTTTATTGGATCTCCGTGTATGTCGATAAATCCAGTATCCTTAGGCGTCAGCATCTCCAACCTCCTTTTTGAACCAATTTTCAATACTGTTACCAGAATGCTCAAGTGAAACACCTATAGGAACTATGCGTTCATCGGCGGACATATGAAGATATGTATCCAGCTCTTCAGCAATGTCATACGGGTCACGCATACTTGTCTTCCCCATATACAATGTTCCGTTTTTGTCAAATGAATCAAACGTCCATATAAGTGGATTGAGCGTGTCACGATTTATGACAACAAACTGAGACGGCAAGAACGTGAAGTCCTTGAAATATTCGTCTCTTGCAAGAACATCGCGAATCACACGATAATAAAGCCTGGCCTGAATCTGATAATTGAACTTGACAAAAGCCCATGGAAACTCGTATTCCTTGAAACTTGACGTCTTTAGGTCAATGATTCTCACTGTTTTTGCTTTGTGATCAACTATAAGCAGATCTGGCATTACCTTAAAGGTTATCTTATGTCCGTTGTGCTCATAATCTGATACGAATTTCAGCTGATAGACACGCTCGAGATCTCTGTTTGCCTCAAATAAGTCTTCTTTGAAGAAATCCTTTGTAGACTTGCTGTCTAGAAGTGCGTTATAGCATGCTATCGCTGCTCTTCGCTCACTTTGTGTTACCAATGTTTTGTTCGTCTTTCTTGCGAAATTTATCAACTCGTAATACTGGCGATACTTGTCAAGTGATGAATATCTTGTTTTCTGAAGATATGTTTTACGATAGCCAATCTTCTGACACGAATTCTCAATGAATTCTTCTGGAATATCAGCAAACTTGTCATAACAATTGCCATATATATCAGCGAGATAGTCCATCATTTCTTTTGTTTTATCTGACGGCATATCCTTGTCTTCAATTATGGCATACACATCGTTAAACGAAGATCTATCGGAAACCATTAAGTCAACCATCTTGCCAAAGGTAAGACTTGGAGTTGACAAAGGATCATCCAAGTGGTCTATGGATTCAAACCCTCCTTCGCTGAAGCGAGACAACATCGAGTAGTGCATCGCATTCATCTTGCGATACTCATCCTCGGTAATATTGACAGACAGATTTTTTATTGACTTAAATGTCACCATATGACGTCCTCCTCACAGAAACTGTCTGAATTGAGATCATTTACAACGATACCGTAATCATCATCGTCGTCAGGATCAACAATGTCTCCATTGACTAATTCTGAATACATTGAAGCCTCTGAATACAATTTTTGAAGTCCCATAAGATTCTCAGAATTTTCATCAAAGTATTTGTCGTATTGTTCGTTGCCTTTGCTTTTGCCGCTAAGCACTTTTTCAACCTTGAATAGTGCGGATGATATCAGATCGACAAGATCTTCAAGTTTCCTTTCCTTCAGAAGACGTTTCGCTATTGGGATGTCTTTTTCTGGTAAGAAATCAATTAGATCTTCAATCATCTGAAGCATTGGTTTCTTCATTGTTTAATGTCTTTAAAAATTCTACAACACTTCTCGTCTCCCTTAACGTATGCACTTCAATAAAGATAAATCGCTTGCCAGTCATCTCCTTAAGAGACTCAAGCAGCCTGCGAAACATCTTTTTCTTTAATGGATAAGTGTCATTTTCTTTTCCCTTGACTTCAAGAAGAACGAGTGCTCCATTTATTTCAATAGAGAAATCAGGAGTGTATGTTATGGCCATAACCTTATCTTGGCTAAGTCCGAACATTTCATTTTTTTGCTTGCGGTCATAATGCCTGTCATAGCATTCAACGGTAGGATAAAACCCACTAAGCAAATCAAAAGTTCTCTTCTCGTAATCAATATCAAACCCGTTCTCTTTAAGTATAGAGTAAACCCTTGCCTCCATTTTTGATCTGAAGTGTATTCCGTCAATATCGACGGGAGTAGCGTTTTTAATCTTTTTGTTCATATGAAAATATTTTTGTCACAAAGATACTGAATAATATTGAATTATGCAATATCAGTGTGACAAAATATTTCCAATCCTAAAGCACATCAGTGCCAAGAATCTTGTTCTCAACACTTACAAGTGATCCGTAGCGGTCATTTGCGCTGTTTTGGACACTAATAACTCGCTTCATGAGTTTCAAACTGTCAATAAGCCAATCAAGAAAATCCCCCTCATATACACTTGACAAAACGGTTGTCAAGTCAAAGTTAAGATTATTTATATAATCTAATATAAACATGGCGTTTACATCCTCTGACATGGCTTCCATGTATTTTTCGACAAGCATTTTGGTGAACTCCAGCTGAGCGTTAAATATCGCAAGCCATATATACACCTTCTTGAAGTTATCTGTTGGTCTGAGGAACCTGAACTCAACAGTCTTTGGATTCTTGTAACAAACCATATTGACAAGATTGAGCCCATAATATCTTGAAGATATATTCCACTTTGAAGTTCTTTCTGGGTCCCTTGGGTGTGGTTCTGACAATGAACCTTTGAAATCTTTGCCAGTAACACTGTAGAACAACTCATCGAAACTTTCATATGCAGGAGTCTTCTTACAGTAACTTTTGCCGTTAGATTTATAAAGTTCTGTATTGAATGACCATTCCGGCAGAGTAAATAGATAATTTGAATCCTCAAGTTTCTTTTGTACTCCTGCCAGAGCTGCAATATACTCCTGTTTTACCGGAAAACCACCAAAATGAATATGTAACGCACATTCTTTGTTAAACATAGTATATTTGGTTAGGTCATCTATACACTGTTTAAGTGTATTCAGTCCGTCATTTCCTTTAAGAACAATCGTTGAATACTCTATTCCGGAAATACTTCCATCTCTTAATGGAATAAGACCATCTATGAATGTTCTGTCGCAAGGAATGTAACCGCATGATGTCTCGAACTCAACACCGAACGTGTATTTAAGCTTGTCACCAAGAGTATATGTCTTGTGCTGTTCGACAATATGAGAATCATTAAACCTACCAAGATTATTCAACGCTTCATATTCTCTTTCAATGAGATATGGATACTGACCATTACCCATGATGGCGGTAGCCATGGCTATTGTTTCTGGAGTAGATTCAAAGATGAACCTGTAAAGCCCTATCGAATTGTCAAAATGTAATCCGTCTTTAAGCTCTTCATATGAATGACCATAAACACGTGACATATTGACATATTCATAAAGCCCCGGAATTCTCAGCTTGGTATAGATAAGTACATTAAGAGGAGACAGTGGAACCCATCCTACAACAATGGAGTTCTTTGTGGCCTGTAAGATTCCTCTGACATATCCATCACGCTCTTCTCTCGAATCTTCGGAAAGATTATTTATTATTTTCAACTTCATTTACGATTGAATCTAAAAAGTCATCAAGTAATTCCATATTGATAGGCTCTTCGCTAAACTTCTTGTAGATATTCTCTCCTACTGAATCGGCGATAAGCGTTGAAGACGATACAGTACCGGCTTGACACATAATTGATCTACCGGCAAACAGTGGAAACATTGTGCCGCTAAACAGCTCGCATTCGGTAGGCGTGACATACTTATGAAAGGTGGGAGTACCGTCATCACCAAGGCTAACCGCCGGCAATGGACTTAAGTACCTCACAAGGGAGTCATACTTCTCGAAAACCTTATCTTCAGTCAACTGCATTGTCACCATGAATTCTATCAAGAAGAATAACGCATCTGCATTCTTAATGAGAACGCCATTGAAGAAGAATGCTTCAAATGCATTTGCTGTTCTTGCTGGCACGATTGAGCCATCGTCAACAACATAATACAACCCATGCGCGACATCATCTCCTTCGTAATACAGCATCGTCTTGGAGTCAAACGTAAGCTTACCATTGTTACCAGTCGTCAACAGGTTTGTTGAGATGTTATTATTGTTTTTACCTCTGTAATAACCGTAATAACTTTCCTCGTCATCAAAATCGTCGTTTTGATTATACCTATAATAGTTATAAGCGGAGCTTGTATACGATTCTTTTTGGTAACACTTGCTCCTGTCGTATTCCTTGACAACATCAATATCTCCATCAGGATCCACTGTATAAAGTGTATTTCCATTAGGAAAATAAATGTTTTTAGCCAATGCCTTATCAGGAAACAGAGTGGCAAGCGTAGAATAGATTGACGAAAAGCAGACCTGCTGATGAGATGTAGTGAAGAACAATGGCCTTTCTTCAGTGGCCTTTGTTGAATAACTATACTCTTTTGATTCTCCTTTGAAGAAATACGATACAGGTTTTCCGGAGCGATAGTCAACAGCGACAAATACAGCAGCGCCGATATATTCCTCAATGGAATCAAATCCATGGCGATAGAAAATATTCGCCATAATTTGAGAGTCGCTCATATGAGCGGTATCCATATCTGGAAGATATTTCTTTGCTAGAGCGGTATGATTCACCATTGTGCCATTATGGATAAAGACAAACTCCGGTCCGTTTTCTCCACTAATAATGACAGGTTGAGCCAATTCAGCCTTCACTCCTCCGACAGAAGCCTTTCTGTCATGCCCAAGAGCAATTATTACGCTTTTTGTCTCTTTGATAAGTTTTGATTGATACCAGAAATCGTTGAACAATTTAAGCTTATCGACACCATATTCGTACTGTCCGTCAATGAATATGCCGCAAGAATCGCCGCCCCTGGCGTCATTTGCGACACCAAGGGTTACGAATGCTCTCTTGTCAAACGGTTTCTGCCGTTGGCCTATAAAGCCAAAGATTCCACACATTACAATTTATTCTTTATTGTTTCTAATTCAGTAATAAACGATTTTGCTTGGTCAGCCATTGCTGAGAAATTCTTGAAAATACTCCCAAACACATCTTCAAGAACAGCTTTTGCTAGTTTCTCATCACTTTCATTGATTGCCTGAATAACCATTTCTGCTCCGGCGTTATACTCGAAATTGTTATTATGAGCGGCAATTGCAAGCATAACACCGTCCCATACCAACGACATAAGATCATTTGTGTCATACATCTTTGCTGATAACACTCTATACTCAATTCCATATGGCGTAAGCCTGAAACAACCTGCTTTTCCGTAAAGACTGCGGCGACGGTCATCCTTGTCGATAAGTATTGATGGCAAGCCAACAAATACATCCATGAGTTTCAACAATTCGATGCTTGACTCGTAACTCTTCGGGTCATAGCCAAGATGGATATGGCATCCGGCAGATCTGAGATTGGTGCTTTCTCCGCAAGGTTTAGGATTGGAGTCTTCTGTATAAGCATTGAAATCGACAGAACATCCAAACATCTTGGCTTCAGGAGATCTTAATTGATCACTTCCAACCATTTCGCTGGCAGAGCATTTGATATTCAACTCAGGATTAACATTCTTTACAAATTTACGAATATAATCCTTCATGTAGTTCATCGCATAAATGAACTCTTCCTTGGTTTTGCAAGGAGGGATATTGAATTCAGCAAGAATGTTGTCTGTTTCAATGCCGTAACCCTCTGGCATGTCTTCGGAACGATAGGCGTCACCTTTCTCGCCAGGGATTAATCCAATCGAGGAGACCACCTCTCCAGTTGTCTCATTAATGATAAACATCTCGGGGTCTGCCCCGACTGTAAATTCTTTGATCATTTGTTAACCTTTGATTTGTTTTAACAACTTTTCAATCATTTCGTTTTCGTACTGCACAAAGAGGCTATTTGGAGACATCATTTCCGGATGCCCCTGAATGCCGAAGCTGACTGGCTTTCCTTCTTTGTGAAACAACACGATTTCAGGTTCACCGAAGTTCTTTATTACCTCTGGATCAATACCGTCACCAGCGTAATAACTACTTCTGTTATGTTCTGATACGCCAAGAATAGTATAGTCACTATTTGACATATCGAAAGGATAGACCATCTGATGATGAAGCGATGAAACCATGAATATGTCTCCGGTTTCGAGAATCTTCACTGTATGGTCTGGTCCAGCGTGATTTGTGGTATCTTGTACAAGATTGCCACCATTAATGGCACAAAATAACTGCAATCCACGACAGATACCGATTGCCAACTGGTCCGGCCTCATGGCTTCATAGAACTCCTTTTCATAGATATCCCTACGAAGGCTTGGCCATGTTGCTTCTATGGCTTTCTTGCCATAAATTGATGGATCTACGTCAGCGCCACCAGTAAAAAGGACGATATCCGCTTCCTGAATGGTATTGACCAACTGTTTGTTCTTGATGGGATTAGCATATCCGGTGCCCATTCCAACAACATATACTTTTCTTGTTTTGTTCATCATTCACTCACATATTTATAGGTGTTATCGATAATTTGCTTTGTTTCGATTCGCCAATTTAAGCTATCTTTGTCAAGCTCCCACTTCTTAGACAAAATTAAAGACGCAGTTCTTGCGAACAATTCAACAATTTCGTCATAATGATTAATGAGAGCATCCATTTCCCGATAACAGCTAAAAACTGAAATTCTGTTAGAGTCGCCGATTTTTACATCGAGATTCTCAATGAACAAATCTCTGCAAAAATGGAACCAAAAAGTATCTATGAATTCAAGAATATCTTTATAAATGTACTTTTCGAGATCCGCTGGAACTTCCTTCACATGATCGTTCCGTAGATTTGAATAAATGCTTGTATTGGCGAATCTTTTAAACATTTTATTCATATCGTTGAACCTATCTCTCATTTTTGGAAAAGATAACCTCCCTTCATATATATTGGTAGGAAATACGCACATGTCGGTCGAACCCTCACTAAAACGTAATGAGTTATACACAAGGCTCATTATGGTGAACAGAGACAGATTTTTGAATTCAGTTCGTTTCTTCAGTTCATATACTATGTCTGTATAAAATTGAGCACGTCCGTCATATATTTGTCTTATCCACTGAAGTATGAACGCATGAATAGGCCTTATGGCATCGATTGTAACGTGCAGGAGAAAACCCGTTAATTCATGATAGTCTATTTTATTATTTTTACACGACACTTCTAAATATTGAACGAAATTACCATCATTTTTGAAAAGATCAAAATCCTTTACTTGGCCATATTCTACGGTAAACTCAAAATCAACCACGTTTTTAAGATAATTCAAGAATGACTCAATCTCGTCCTTTGTGAACAGTGTTACTGGCATCAAGCGCTCGACAAACCTAATATCGTCCGTAAAGAAAATATCATAAGAGATTTTTGCCGAAATAAATCTTTGTTTAGTAGTGTTGCCAAAACAACATCTTTCGCCGAATTTAGAGTCTCTACATATGGCTCCTTTTTCCTCACCGTCAAGTCTTATAGTAGTTGATTTATAGACTGTTCTCGACGGCTTAAATATCACCCATGGCTTACGCTGTGGATACATTTTCAGAAGGTTGTTATACCGTTCTTTCATTGATGATTTTTTTAATTTGTTCTCTGTATAATTCAATAGAAGAGTCATTGAGTCCAGGTGCGCTATTTGACTCCATGATTATCCATTTAGGATTCTCATGTTTGTCATTCTGCACCTTGACATCAAAACAACAGATATCCAAACCGATTGCCTTCATCGCCTTTACACAATCGGCAACTATATCTTCCCAGTTAATCGGTTTGTTAAATAGTTCGTTATTTTCGTTAATCCAGACAGAATTTGTCTCGTGACGATGCCATCTTTCATCAGCTCCGTTAATAAGCATCTTTCTGTTCGCAAGAAAACAACCATCCTTGGTTACATGAATGCGGTATTCTCGGGAATACGTGTAATAACGCTCAAGTACCCAATTCTCAATTTTAGCGAAATTCACAAAAGATTCAACAGCATCAGGACTATCAAGCAGCAGTAACCCCTTCCCTTTTGAGGAATTATAACGCTTAGCAATGATGTTACAATCATTATCTTGCATATATTTAAGGATTACGGCAATAATATTGTCATGATTGTCACGAATATCTTCAGGAATCACGCATTCGTCTGCGATAGACACACCTGCTTCGAGAAGAATTCTTCTTGTGGCGCGCTTATCTGACGATATAGCACATGATTCTGCTGGATTTATCTCAATTACATCAGTCCTACGTGTTATTTCCTCAGTAGGCGTGACACTGCCGAGCCTGAGTATCGTCTTTTTAGGAACTTCAATGTCACGCAACGCATAACATTTACTGTTCCTCGTTCTCACAGTCAAATGTTTCATTTCCCTCTATTTTTGAAATAATGAAATCAACGTTGCTCTCAAGCCTCTCTTGAAGGTCAAATTCTTGTTTACCACCCTTACAATACATTTCAGTAACTCGCATTGAAGTATTTTCTACAGGTATTGAAGAATGGCGGTGTGAACCCCAAAGTGATGTGATACTTCTACCATTGCGCAACAAGGAGCTCATTTCGTATGACGTTTTGAGTTTTACTGGAACGAAAAAACTTCTACAAGCAAGACTTCTACCTTCAAGAAGATCGTGTCCAGAACCGTTTACATTATCAGCACATTGTTCCTTTACGAAACAGTATAAATTGAAAAAACCAAAGCGATGATATTTCTCGGTGTTATACAATTCATAAGCTTTTAATGCAATATAACGGTTCTGCTGTTCGTAAAACCATCTTACAACGGTACACACTAACAGTTTTTGAATAGTATTGGTATCACTTGGAAACAGAAGATTTACGCAGTACTGAAGCCTATTGTTGCCATTTTCGTCGATGATATGTTCAGCAGAAATCCGGGACCCAAAGTCAACAATACTATTTGCAAGACCTAAGATCTTCCTCATCATCGTAATTGATAAATCGGTAACCGGATAATACCTTTTTACACCATTATCTTTTTTATAATGAAAAACATTATCTTCGATCGAAAGTTTCGGCTCGTATTTGTACACGTAAATTTTTATGTGAGTTATATCTTTTTGGTTTCGTAACGAAGAGAAACATGCTCTGACCGCTCTTCCAAGAACGATATTTTCGTCGCGATCAAACGCCTCCCATTCGCTTTTGCATTCAATATAACATGCAATTCGTTTAGCCGAATCATAATTCATGTATGACATTTAATATATCTTTAATAAACCTTTGTCTGTTGTTTATAGCTTTATAGTAGTCTGATATATCCTTTCCACCACTGAAGAATGGAAGAATAACGTTAGTGAAACCAGTAGCCCTGGCTAATTTTGCTGAATACTCAAGACCTGGTATATCATTATCCAACATAATCAAAACGCGCTTAAAACGGCTTTTAAGGTCGTTTACAGCATGATTTGACATTGGATATCCCTCGCCTTGCAAAGCAACGGCAGGAACGCCGGTATTGCTCCATAAGCACAATGCATCCTTTACTGAAGAACATATGCAGACAATGTCTCCTTGTTGAGGTATTTTCGACCACAATGCGATCGTAGTGCCGTCATTATTGTTTGCTGGCCACTTATACATTGGACAATATGGTTGATACACCTTGACAGTAATTTTGCCTTCTTTACGCTCAACATAGGCGTAAGCATATTTTTCCGCACGTATTACAGATGTTTTGTTGTTCTTTGTAAGGAAATAATGTGTTATTGGATACACATCGGCATAATCAAGCCAGTCTGTATTTATGCCAAACGACGACCAATACTCGACATCCCATGACATCCATTTACGGGTGCAAATATCAATCTTGATGTCGTTTGTGCGTTCGTGTAAGGAGTAGCTTCTCTTTACGCCAAACTGTGTTCCATTCGAGCTTATTTTACCATTCACGACATCATTATAAACTGTCTGAAGCATATCATTGAAAGACATGTTAAACAATCTCATTAACGCGTGATATATAGTTCCCTTTTCATCAGTAGCGAAATCCTTGTATAGCACATTTCCTTCACTATTGAAATACAGGCTAAACGACGGCTTGTCATCTCTCCTGAAAGGAGAGTTTATAAGCGAAGGAACAGCTGCCTCAAGATAATAAAATGCCAGAGCCTCTTCAGAGACCCTGGCACGAATATCATTAAGGCATACACTGGATTTGCCTGCGAACATTACAGGTCACCCCACGGGTTGTTGTCATCACCGAATGGAAGATCGTCTACAGCAGAGGCTGGCTGGGCTGTCGTCTTTGGAGCCGAAATATCGGCTGGTTGCGGTTTAGGGGCCTCCTTGATCGGACAGATCTCATAATCTGTGTGACCAGAAGAATATGCCAACATATCATCAAGCGCCTTCTGGAAAAGCTTTTCTGTTCTTGCATGAGTTACATTGTTCTTGACAAACAGTTTGGTGAACACATCCTGATAATCTTTATTGTCATCAGTATGTCTGACACCAAACAAAGCCTTGAAAGTATTGTCAGGGAAGATAGTTAGAAGACCCTTCAGCTCGGAAAAATCACCATTGAAGTAATTGGCGATGTTTTCAAGAGTTCCTTCGGCTGATGTGAGGTCCGCTCTTTCAACGAATGAACCGGTATTATTGTCATAAACTTCCGGATCGTCCACATTAAGATAAGCTCTCATGAACCCAACGAGCTCGCGCTCTCCTTCAAACGCGGCGTGATAATCCTTGCCGAATCTGCCAACCCTGAACTCAGGAACGGTTTTGTTTGCAAACTGTTCCTTCGTTACCCAGCAATCGCGTCCATAGTTATCCATGACCATAAGTTTCTCACCGTTTTTGGACATGAACTTCTTGTTTGACACAAAGAAATTCACTGTAGTCGTGAGGTCAACGCCACAGACTTCCTTGACTGTCTTGATCACAAAACAAATCCTCGCTCTGCGAATCTTTTTCTCATTATAGTCAACCTCTGTGACATACTCAGGTTCCTTACCGGTCGGCTCTGTGCCAAAAATCGCACACCTCTCCTTTTCAGTAGGATTGACAGCGAGAATCTTGATCGGAGCGATACCGATATATTTTGGAAACTCTACAGATGGAACTGATGTATCCTTGGCACCCCATGCCATTAAAAGAAAATTCAAATTATCTACCATATGTCACTGTTAGTTATAATATTCAACAAAAGCTTTCTTGACCAATCCAAGGTCATTAGGAATGAAATCATCCTTGAACATGCCATGCGGCGATTTTGCCGGAATGGCTACACCGTTAAGTTGCATTCGATGTGTGATAAATCCATATGTCGGCATACCCTTGTCATCAAATTTTGTTGTAGCGAAGAGGACCACAGGAACAACCTCCATAGGATTATACGTTTGATCAAGCATCTTGCCTATGGTCGCGATCTTATACGTCACTATTGTACCGTTGTCAACCACATCCTCACTGTGATACATAAGGAAGACATCAATATCTTCCCTTGCTTTCTCGCATGCCTGAATTATCTGTTGCGTATGGACCGCAATATCAACAAACCTGTCATAACCGCGTTCTTTCGCTCGATTGAAATATTCTTTTCTCATTGTATAACTGCAATCATCTATGATTACATTCTTTACGTGAGGAGCGTTCTTGTCTATCTGTTCGATAAGACGTACGATTTCCTCAGAAGATTCTACTTGAAAAAGATTTTTCTTCTCGCGATTGTAAATATTATTGCTTCCCTTAAAAGGCAATCTTTTGCCGAGAACGTTAATTATAACTGTTTCTTTGGGATCCAGTCCACGAATGCTTGTGCTTTTTCCGGTACCTGTAGTACCAAGTATTATACTTACGCTTGCCATTTCTCTCTCTCGTATCTTTATTATTAGGCGAACAGTAACTCATACAACAAATGGAAAGTTTCTCTTTTTCAAGAGCATCTATCCTGTTGTATATAGCGTTGAGTCTCTCCTTGTCATTGGGTGGCGGGAGTTCCTCAAAATAATTTGAAGCGCCATTAAAATACAGTCCTATCCTACAGTTTGACTGACCTTCCCGATTAAGTACTATCTCAAGAAATCTCGCGCTATCGCGAAGTCTTGTGATATCATATTTATCCCATGTAGGTATTTCAAACGCGAACGGATTGGTTATTCCCAACATAACAGTACAATCCTTTCCGGTGTTCTTAGAGTCAGCAAGACCGGCAAGTGTCGGTCTGATCTTGTTAGCCTTGAATGCGTCAAGACCAATTGTCTCAATGTTCTGCTGCTGAACTACGATAGGCGTATAATTATATCTGTTACGAAGAGTCACCATATAAGTGCTGAATGTATCAATGGCTTCCTTTAATGACCCACCGCGCTCTGTGGATAAGAGCGACACGTGATCAGTGATGATGAGAACATACTCGTTTGGGTTATCCGGCACGTAGTAATCAAACACTTGTGCCGTTTCTTCCTTGCCGTTATCTCGGTTGAACTTCATCTCTTTATAATGAGTCGTACCGTGCTGTTCGGCATAGGATTTAACCTTTAAGAATATGCCTGTAGGATTCTTTTCTTGATAGAAGTGTACATGTGTCTCAAAGAAGTCCAGAATGCGCTGATATCGCTCAGAATTGAGTTCCTTTAATACAGACTCATCCAGTGGATTACGTTCATCCACTGACTTGAGATCCGTTGACGATACAACCAATTTTCCACCAGAAAGAATATATAGCAGAAAACTCATAAACCTTAAAGTTATCGCTTCTGGCGTTTCTTCTAATGGAAAATAGAATACAGTCAAATCAGCTTTTTCTGGATGTTGATAAGCATATAAAACACTATTGAAAAGAAATAGAAACGATGTGATCTGTGTTTTACCACCTTTTGAGCTTCCGGACACAAGGTAGAACTTACCCTGCTCCACACCTGGAAAATCACATCGAAATCGAGACAACGGAGATGGTATGCAGTTTATCTCTCCATTCAATACTCTTTGGCGTCTTTGTTCAAGATTACCAATGATTCTATGTACAAGCTCTCCCATTCGCTACCTGATATGAGCGAAAGGACTGGCTATTGTTGTTGGCTCTAAAGACTTGTTCTCAAGAAAATCAGCTAACAACGACGTGGAGTCACCATTGGCGATACTACCGCCAAGGCCATCACACTTCCAAATGAAGTATTTCAATAACTTCATATAAGTATAATCTCCGTTAAAACTATCAACATATCTCTTTGTAGCGTCAACCATCTCTTCTTTGGAGCGATGACCATATGCATTCCAGAATTTTATTATCCTGTTGGTTATGTCATATTTGTTTCCTCTCCAAGACTGTGGAACCGACGCCGAACTTTCTTTTCGGCCGTTTGGATATATTTCCATCATTGCCAATGCCACTTCAATCGCCTCTTCAGATTGCGGAGATTGTTTAACTTTCCCCTCACAAAGAATGAAATTAGCGGCATCTATCCCCTCGTTAGTTAAGGAATATCCAAAATCCGTATCAACCATATCAACAAGACCACGCTCGTACATATTATTTAACAGAAGAGGAATATTCCCACACTTTTTCAACAACACCAATGCAAGAGCGGTCTGTACATCAACCTTACATTTATCTAAGACCTTACCCTTTATGTTTATATCCATATGTTTTGTTTTTTTATTATTACAATAGTCTGCTTATACAGATTGTTTTGGTGGTGATTTATTTACCATTGTTTTTAATATTTAACGTCTTTTAGGAACATGCACTGTGGTGGCTTGCTGTACCGATTCTTTCTTGTCAGGACAATGCATCGCGGCCATAATTGCATAATTCGATATATCTCTGAAAGAGTCTTCAAGAGACTCAAAGTTAACAGACTGCTGTTTACATATGCTCTCAATTCTGAGAAGTTTCTGCTTCAGCATTATTATGAAGTACGTCATACCGTGTTCACGATATAACGATTCAGCGGCATCGCCGTAATCAGCGTTTTTCTTTTCGTAAATGTCAATTTGTTCTGTTGCTATCTCCCTAAACGTTTTCATAACACTTCAATGTCAATGCAACTATAAATATCATGATAGATACTTGGATGTTCCCTGTCGTAAGCCTTTGCTAATCCAAGGTTTTCAGATGATCTTGCCTTGGTAAACAGCGCGTCCACAACTTTTTTATAGTTAGTACATGAGACCAGAACAGCCTTGTTTCCATAGATAAAATAGAAATCAGCTACATAACTACAGTGTCTCTTTATATCGGACTTGGCTGACATAATAAAATTTGCCCCATATCTCCATAAGGCTAATGCAGCGCCAGTCTTACCTATATAGTGATAGTACATTTGCCTATCGTTGGTGCACTTGGGATATGGAAATATAAACGTTCCGTAATCTGATACTGGAAGAGTTGTACTTATGCCAATCGAGCCGCGTCCAACGTAATGAAACGAAAACGGTTCATTATCGATATATTTCGTCCTATTTGGCCTTAACTTCTTTAGCAGATCCCATGGTCTCATATATCCATTCTCTTCCGTATCAAATTCTGGAAGCTTTTTAAGATGTTTCATAACATCATATCTTATGGCTATAAAACCAGTGTTTGACTTGCATTTCCTCATCATGTATAACTCGGTAGCGCTGTACTCAAAAAGTTCTGTTAATCTGAACTCATTATCATTCATCGCTGAATCTTGTTATGTTCATAATGAATTCATACAAACCATCACAGACTGCGCGAGATTCTTTTGACGTTTGAAACGGAAGGTCAATATAGTCCTTCTGTGATGTAATTTTATCTTTTATTTTACAGATAGCCTCATCGTGGCCTGTCAAAGGAGCAATCCCAAAATATTTATCTCTGGGATTAACATTCATTGTTGTTTCAGTCATATTTTTCGTTGAATTTTCTATTACGATCAATCCATACATCAGACGATTCGCTGCAATGTGCCCATGAAAGCGTTGTGTCAAGAATGTCATATTTTTCCATTGATGCCATTGAATCAATTAAGTGAATGTAGAATACGTTTCGATCATACTGCTGTATAAGATTGGAATAATATTCTTTCACCCATGGCTCTAGAAAAATATTTGACGCGAATGGCAAACATACGCCATTTTTAAGATTGAATTTAACTTTATTGCCCATATCTATTGTAGCAATAGTTTTTTCAATTATCGCCTTTTCATCAGCAGTATCGCCACGATTATAATAGATAGACATAGCTTGCGTTATGATCGTATTGATTAAATCAATGCCATACATTCCGGATAAAACATATGCCAATCTAAAGAGATTCTTTCTGTCTTTTCCAAACTTTGACTCTAAATAATCGATCGTCAACAATACAATTTCCCTTAGATATGGTCTTGACAGAACTAAGGCGAGGACTTTTCGATTTGGTTTGAACATATATGTGCTAAAATAACATTTTGTACCTAAATTTCTAGGCTGATCCACAACGATACCGTTCGATATAGATTTATATATATCGGAAGGTATATTGATACGATATCTGGTATGAATCCTCCTTATGTCAAAATTAAACATATTCAATCATTTTCTTATAAAATCTATTTGTTTTCGCGAGATATCTTGAATCCCAACACATGGCGGCTCTTGCATCAAAGATCGATTTCAGCTTTGTCTTCATGAATGCACGAATTGCCACGGGCTTTTTTGCTCGTATCGAAAACAAGCCACTCCCAGTGAAAACTTTGATCTTAGATGCTTCGCGCATATAAAAGTTTGTCTTACCCTGTTTTAGTGACAACTTAAATCTAAGGCTATCATTATACATTGTAAGTAAGTTAACAGCTTCTATTATGACTGTATCCAAGATTTTTGATCTAAGATTTTCAGGACAATCTTCAATATTTCTTTCAATATATAACACATCGTCACAAATCACATCTATCTTGATTGGCATCTCGATAGGAGGACATCCATCAAAGCAGAAATCTGCGATTGACTCTACATTTTGAACGCCATCATATAGATTTAATTTGTCAACAAGATATTTTCCTAAACCATAATCAGGATAACATACCCTTCTTTGTGAATAATATTGAATAAACTGATGTCCATCAGACAACAAAAGGTTCATCTGCGTTGCCGAGAAAAGGGCGACGTCTACTGGATCTAATTCTATCGTTTTCACAATTGTTAATTGTTTTTATAATAGCCCTCATAGCCATGGCTACCTGTCGTAAATCAAGCTGCTTGGTGTTGTCTTCTGCCTGCGAGTAATAAACACGTAGACTTCTTCTGTTGTCGTCAAGGTCTATTGGTCTTGAAGATGAGTTCAGATTACCATAATAAGCGCTCTTACGCAAACCTGCTGGAGTCTTATTATAAGTTACAGTTCCCATATAGAAAGGTGGGCCGCCTAAAACATTTGTTTTGAATGTCAACATTTTAATAAAATATTTTACCTCCGGACACATCAGAGATATTGACTTCGAGCAAAGCACGCATCTTCTTATATTGATGGTTGTTCTTTGCTACTTTTGTGCCAAGATCTTTTTTGCATCCTTCGATGATTGATTTCAACTCGTCATCTTTAGTTTTCTTATATTTAGCGACTCTCTTCGCTATATATTCTTCTGACGTGCCGTCTTTGAATTCCAGCCATGTTGCAGGAGTGTCGTCTACCTTAACCAGTATCATTGGAATATTGCTATTATAATACCAAACAATAAAGTAAACAACACGACAAAAACAACTGCCGTAACGATAAACGCGAGACTCTGTCCCGCGAATATCAGAAAATCTTTAATTACCTTGTTCATAATGCTTTTTTTATTGGTTGTGGATCCCGTGATCGGAGTCGAACCGATATATACCATCTCACATACAATGTTGCTACAAAGTATACTACACGGGATTTGAACGATTATTTCTTGTTGGCTATCTGCTCAAGAAGCATTCTGCCTATGTCGGTAAGAGTATTATCCTTTTCAAGAATCTCTTTTGCCATTTCAGGCGTGACTTCTTCCTTTTTTACAGAAACGCAACCAGGTCTTTTACCTTCAAGCTCCGCAAACGAAGCGGCGCATACATTGTCGAAGACCATAAGCCGCTCTTTTATACGGCCGTCGTTGTAGCCGAAAACAAACTTAAACACATTCATGATATAATTATTTACCTGTTGAACCATACCCATTAGCTCCTCTTGCTGTCTCGCTAAGATCGCCTTCGACAATTTCGCATATAGCTACCGGCAAGATTACTATTTGGCAACATCTCTCCCCAATGGCATACACTTTTTCATCAGCTGGATTAGTGATTCTGAATACAGCGGACACTTCGCCCCTGTAATCAGAGTCAATCACACCGACACAGTTGGCCATGTCAAGAGTTTTCTTGCATATAGAGCTTCTTGGAAACAGAAATCCACCATATCCTTTAGGAATCTCGAACGCAAGGCCGGTACCATACTTAATTTCGTTATGTTCACGATCCCACCCTGCACTCACACATGTAAGATCCATTCCTACCGAACCCCTTGTGGCATAAAACGGCAACTGAGCGTTCTTATGCAATTTTTTTACCTTTAGAATCATAAAAGTGAGTATTTTTTCTATTTTTTGGTGTACCAAAGAATAACAACAAATCACAATCAATAATAAATCTACCGTTGTCAATAGCTATTAGTTGTTTCATCGGAAACTTCTTATCATAATCATCGATAGATACCATTATTTCTTCTTTAGGGTCAAACACCTCTCTGTCGGCATATCTTTTTGTCTGACAGTAATATTTAAGCTTTCTCAGATCCATATAGAACATCTTTTACTTGGTCTGCGAGCTTTTTTGCCTCCGGATGTGGCCTTCCTGTACTGCCAATAGAACGCAAATCGATAAAATGTTGCCAATCTGACAGAAATCCTGTCATCACAAGCTCTGTCTTTGTTGATAATGGCAACAAATCTCTAGCTTCTTCTGGCTTAAGACCATCTTTCAATGCTGTGAGATAATGCCTTTCGGCATCAGCCATAGCTCGTTTGAACAGGTTTTTTAAGGAAGAGTTTTCAACCTCATCAGATATAACAAAAGTCACCCGATTGTCAAATTTGTCCTTACTGTAATTGCAGAATCTAGTAGACTCTTGAGCAAAACTGAATTTTCTGTGACGAACAAATTCATTTGCTATTGCCCTATTCAGTATAAAGTGGAAACACCTCATTTTCTCGTACGAATCGTCAGGAGTAACGGCATATTGAAGTAGCTCAAGAACATTAAGTTCATAAAAAACTCGCATGTTGGCTGTTATGTGCCATTCTGTAGGTCTTCCATTGATATCGAGTATTCTAAACTTGACATAAGGAGACGACAGCAATTTGTTAACGCTTTGATTCAGCGCGCGATTGCTGGCCAAATGATTATACTCTATACGCAAATAGATAATTCCGTGTTCGAGCATAGCCATATGGCCATTAGAAACGAGCTTATCGACAAATTCTGCTGGATTTTTGCCAAGTTCTGACTTATAACAGATTCTGGCTGCTTTCTCGATTTGTTTATAAGCCCCTTGAAGTGAGTTTTCTTGCACCCACTCTTCAACAGATGATTTGATTAAATTCATTTTAGTTATGAGAATTTTTGTTTTCTACGTCTTTGTTAAGTGAGTCCAGATACTTATCAAGTGCCTGTACAGCCTTATCTGGGAGTTGTTTAATGGTTTCGTTGCTATCAACGTAATCAATTGTGGTTCCTACACCATAGATAAGCAATGCTTCATTTGTTTTTGGAACAAATACCAATCCTATGCCACTAAGAACTACAGCCACAACTGCTGTAATAAAGCACTTTTTTATGCGCTTAAAACAAGCATTGTCATCTTCATCATCATTACTAAACGATAAAACAATTATTCCGGTAAGGACTGCCACAGTTGCAGCAATGATAAGAATGAATAAAAACGCGTCGCGTATTGATGATAACCTTGTTATCAAATACATATGTGATATTCCTGAGAGAATCATTTCTTGTTTCCTTTACGCCATAACAATCGTATCAAAACAAACCAAAATAAGACCTTTATAACCACAATAAAGACTAATACGATAATAGATATCAAAAGTGTCAAAAACATAACTTAAAACGCCTTAAAATCGATTGAGAATCATTTGATATTTTTCAGTTTCGCATTAAGCTTTGTGAAGTCGCAAGTTTTTATTTTGGTGATTATACGATGCCCAAGTCTGTCAAGCATTCCAAGAGGAGCGGTTAATACCAATCCTTCAGCGTTGAGATCCTTGTTTTCCGCAACGGCAGACTTAAATCCCTTGGCAACATACTCTATGGCTTCAAACAGACGCATATAACCAACCAATGGAACTACATTAAGATTCAGTTGTTTACATATGTCCTCCACGGATTCTCTTGTAAGCCAGATGCCATTAATCTTGATGTCAAACACGATAAATCCAACATCATTTTTAATGTAATCCGCTCCGCACTTCTGAATTTTACGGCCATAACCCTCACCAAAGATAAAGACGTCAACAAGATTCGTTTCGTCCTTAACGAATACTCGATAAAAATCGTCTTTTGTTAGCATGGGCTGCATTTTTTCGAGTAATGGAGTCGGTATTTTAGCCTCAGGAGTCTTTCCGTTAATCTCAAGACAATCTTCTATCCCAAGAGGGGTGTCTACATATTTGAAATGATAGCTTATATTTGTGCCATCAATCTTCTCTGTTGCCATCCATTTACAATTGGCTAAGACAGAAAACTCCTCTTGCGAAAACTCTTCAGGGATGATACAGTCCCTCAAAGGAGATTGAGGATCTTGTACGCGCTTGAAGCACGTATTTATTTTTGAATAATACTGCATGTCTTTTTTTTAGTTAAAACACAAGCCACAAACATAGCGATTTGTGACTTGTGCAAACATTATGAACGAATGATACCTATGGCTTGCAGGATTGCGTATAACGCTTTCCATACAAGCCAGAGCATGAGATATACTATTGCGAGTGGCCAAAACATTGCAATCACAACTAATTCGCCGGATGTCATTGTATAGCCAAATACGTCAACACTAACACAGTCTTTGCCGTGATTCTTTACTATGTTGGCGGAGACTATCACCACTATCGCGATGAAAATCACTGTGTAGATTGTCATTACCATATCAACCAAAACATATAATACTGTCAGGGTATTTATTCCAGAATGATTTGAGTTCCCTGTCTTGTGTGTTTGACAACGTTACGTCATGCTCTTTAAGACAGGTATAGCAGTCATCTATGTTGAAACAAGCGTTGGCTTCATAATCATAGATTCTAAATAGATCATGTAATCCATCAGGGAAAACTGGCTTCCCGTTAGGATAACTTGCAAACATCTCACGATAAATCTTATTGTTATGAATAATATATAGACCATAGGTACAACATGTATCAACTTGGTCACAATTCTTCATTATATGCAAGATATCGAGATTTTCATCGAACATCTTTTTCACTTTGAGATCTTCTTTAAGAACAGTTTCTTTGTACTGTTCAATTGTAAATCTTTTAGTGATGATGTTTGGATACAGATTAGCCCATTCCTTAATGCGATTCTTTATTTGTAATGCACTAAGATTGTTGACACTCTTGATATGTCTGTTTACGGCTTTTATTTTAATTTTTCCCCACTCATTCAGCCACTTTTCCTGTTTATTAGGAAGACAAACATAAAACCACGTATGACATCCCATATTATTCTGTTTCTTTAAGCTTTAAGAACAAGATGTGCCTTCGCAAATTGTCCTTCCTAATAGTTTTATTTTTACCGTGATGTTGTGTTCATCAGGTTCCATTAAAATGCCGTAATAACCAACATCGTGTTTTGGATGACAAACCTCAACGGTTAAATTCTTTTTTAGAAATTGTATTAATTCTTTCTTTGTCATAACTATTCTTCCCATTCGATTTTAACTGTAGCAATATAAGGACGAAATTTAAGTCCACACTTTGTAATCATAGATTCTGCTACCTCTTTTGAACTGTAAACTCTACCCAAACAGGGACCTTCAGAAAGGTCGTATAGATTTACCCATCCTTCTTTCTTTTCCGGAGCGAAGAATAAATCCATACATGAATCTGCACTCAAGTACGTTCTTCCATCAGGAAGATAGGTATCTAAATTTTCACTTCCGTCACTCATGGTACAAAGAGCAATAACTGAATATCCTGTTCCCTTTCGGTCAGTACAAATAATTCTTACGTTCCTCCCGTCCCTTGTGACAACTTTTTTATTAGGGTCTTTTAAATACTCTTCTACGCTAAATTGTTTCATACCATTTACTTTCTTTTTTTTTGATTTCAAATCTTATCATCCCACATTTAATCAAGTATTGTCATTACAGAATCCTCCCTTTAGGATGTAGTTCACAGTCTTTGGTGAACGATGTAACAGAATAACCCTCTGATACTTTACCAATGGCAAATTGTCTTGCCACCTCACGAGACTTGAATAACTTGAATCCCATCTCTTCGTTTGCTTTCCAATAAAGAACGATGAAACCATTGTCCTTTATAGATTTCTTTGAAAATTTAATGTCCATAATGTTTTAATTTATTGTTAACTATCAGCAATAGCTGTCATTGTTATTATCGTGATTAGACATGATTAACCATACGATAATCATCATAAGAATAGCGCACAACATGATGTTAATTTTTATAATATAATACTGTCGGACTATTTTTGTGCACATCAATGTCTGGAAATCTATCTTTGAATGCATCCACATCAAATGGAGCGCATATAAGATGAGATCCGTTTTTCGTAGGAACACAGAGTTTTACGCGTTGACCAATCGGAGTATTAGATTTTACGTTAAGACCAATCTCAGCATGAATGTCAATAACTCGTCCAACGTCACACTTATCATCATCTATATCAACTAAATAGAATTTCTCAATCTCAGTGCTACCACAAGCAGACCAGTAAGCAGTCTTTGCATGAGCGTAATTATTATCAGAAATGTCATTGGCAAGCAATACCATATTCTTCATGGCAACTTGCTTGAAAGACCTTCGTGCTGGATAAAAATAAGCCCTGGCATTGAAATATTCACATAAATACTTGACTTCAAGAGTGATTCTGTCTAACATCTCAACAGATGTTATACAATAACTTTTGATAGCCCTGTCTTTGTTATTTGTTCCACACACTATACCGTTTGGTCCAGGACCATCCTTTTTTCGTTGCAGAATCTGCATAAAATAAAACTGATCCGTAGACTCAAAATGCATAAATCTACGAATCAGTCTAAAATTGTCTACTGCTCGCATCTCTCGAAACAATTTTTGTTAAGCATAGCATAGTAACGGCATTTCTCTCCGTCGTACGCAAGGTAATCAAATTTGACTCCTTCGGACACTAGAAAATCAACGATCTTGTTGCCTGGGACTTTTTCATCTTTTGGTACGTCTACAGTGGCTACAACTACAGGCTTGTTTAAGTATCTGTAGTGAATAACGCTATCAACCATAATGTTTGTTTTTTAATTGTTTAACTTAGACTTCATGGTGGGACTCGAACCCACGAATAACGGTTTTGCAGACCGCAGCGTTAGCCACTTCGCCACATGAAGAAGATAATGAAACTAGTCTTTGTTTGACTATATCATTATTCAGCATCCCATCCGTCTTTAATACAGATAGTACAGCTCCATTTTAGCCAAGAGAATGTAATCCTCCATAAGTACCAATATTTGTGCTGCACTTCAATGGACGGTAAAACGTAAAACCAACCGTATTGGTCAACGTCTTCTTTTTCGATATTGTATCTTCCAAGTCTCATTTTTTTGTATATTTGTATTTTTTGTGATCCCGACGGGATTCGAACCCGTGGCCCATACATTAACCTACCACACTTGCTTTCATACAAGCAAACTTACTCGCTTTAGCTTTATAAGTCTTTGTGGTCTGGACTTTCTCTTAACCATATTGAAATCTTGCAAGTTGATAATTATCATCACCGCTTTAATCCTCTTTTCGGTTTGTTTCTTTAATCTATACACGTTACTAATATAATAGGATTTATACATTAACTATATATAGGATAATTCATCATTTCAACTTAGGTTCCCTCCATAAAGTCTCTGCACACTGTCTATTATTACTGAATCTATCTCCAAGTACTGGGTGTTCGGTGAAGCATTCTCAATTCTCAAGTGTCATTAACTGTTTTCTTGTAATTGTGCCACCATTGCTTTCAGTTTTTAACATTGGCTCAGGATAAGCATATGTTATTGAGAGATATTGTTTCAATTTCACCTTCAGGCTGGTTAAGGCCCCGGTTCTGCTATGCTGAACATATACATAATAACACTTAGCTTTCCCTGCAATTCTCAAAGATGCTTGGCAACTCATTGAATTGTTTAATTAGGAGGATTCTACATCCAGGGTTTCCCCTGGTGCACTCAAATTATCTTTAAGAGAAATATTCACAATAAATTTAACTTATAAATTAGTGTGAATATTTCAGTTGCAGAGTTATTTAAGTCCCTCGTGTCTACCATTTCACCACCAAGGCAGCATTAAGTACATCTTAATTTATTTGTTGTTGTGAGAGGACTCGAACCTCTACAAGAAGAACCAAAATCTCCTATGCTAACCATTACATCACACAACAATCGACCTTATGGCATCTCATCTCACGACGAAACACCATAACAATTATGTATGTTTTATGACAAAATGTTAAACAACATCGCGGCCATGGCTGGATTTGAACCAGCGATCTGCAGGCTTTGTATCAATCAGAATGTTTTTTGCACAACTAACCTAACATCGCCGCTGCTCTGAACCAGACTGAGCTACATGACCATAACCAGCCTCGATTATATCTCACGACATATCTTGGCACAATACAATAATACTAAAACTTAACACACAACTAAAAAAGATTCACAGTATATGATATGCACACGTAACCATGATGACTGTAATACCTCACAGTGTTACCCATATGTTTATTTCACAACAAACATATGATCGTCATCACCAATGCTCAGAACATTGGTTTTTGTTTTTTAAGCAAGTTACAACTAGTACAAAGCAACATAACCCCAATTTGCAAAGACAGATGAAAAGTGTAAAATGATTACATGCGCATAAGCGGCCACATATGGACTCGAACCATAAAAATACAAGACATTGAATGGAATACCGAAAAAACTGCAATACTTATGTACGTTCTGTTAAAAAAATGTGTCTTGTACTACCCCATATCCGGCAATGTGGCCCAGCATTACAAACGTATCTCACGACAAATGAGTAATGACTGCCTTACTTTGAGTGTATTAGAATACTAGTACACCTAGACATTAAGGCTTTGAGGGAGTATCAGAGCCATCAATGACTCTTGGTCTGCTTGACGGAAAAGACACTCAGTATCAATGTGTTAGGTGCGGTCTAATATAGTAATGCCGCAAGTAAAACAATGTTTAGAGAAAGGATATTTTGGCTATTAAGGGCGTTCACCGTAGTTACTAGCAGCTTGTTGTTAGCCTATTTACCTTTAAAGAAGCGTTGTTTTATTTGTGGTTCAATCAAAGTCATCTCGCGTTATACATAAACTATAGTAAACTTAAACTATCCAATAGTTTAAGTAATGTATAGCATAAGATATACCTATATATAATATATATATAATATAAGGTATAGTTATGCATACTATAGTGGCAGCGTGGCACATAGTGGCCCAATAGGCAACCGGTGGTTAAACTACTCTTTCGGGAGGACCAAAGTGAATGGTTTGATGAACGGTGCAGCTTAGCGAGACTATAGCTGCAGATGTTGGTCTTCCTGGAGGGATAGCATAAACTATCGGTTGACTTAAGCTATGGATAGCTTAAACTATTGGATACATAATATATACCGACGCTGTATGTAATGGAGCGAGATGGTCTAAGACGTCAAGTCATCCAAGATGTTAGTCTAAGATGCCCTGACGCCCATAAAGAGGGCGCCGCGACGCGGTGCGCAGCGTAGCCGTGTGGTGTTGGCTACGCGTTGGCCGCGTGTTGGCGCTGATTGTGCTATCGAACGGCAGGTGCGTCGTAGTAGGTGCGCACTTTGTTGTCGAGCGGGTTGAGGAACGGGAGCGCTTCGATCTTGGTGGTATCGACACTCTCGCCGACAACGAGCTGAGACTCGGATGAGCATCGCAGGCTTACCCTGAAGGTGCCGTGAGCGTCGTCCGTGCCGGCCTGTGCGCAGGTCAGTTCGATCTCTTTGGTGATGAACTCTTCGCCGTCGCGGGTTGTGCGGGTTCTCTCGACGACTTCGCCTTTCAGGATGGCGAAGTATCTGTCGGGTGTTATCGCGCCCTTGGATTTGTCGGAGTTGCCGGCGATCTTCCAGACGGCGAGACCAGACGTCTCATCGACATCGATTGGGATGCGAGGAAGTTCGACGCGCTTTGCACCGAATGCGTTTGCGCCTGCGTAGAAGTCGTTGCTGGTCTTAGGGGCACCAGCGTTGCCCAATGTGAAACGTGCCATAATAGTGATGATTTGGCAGTCAATGGTGCAATTCAGCCATACCAGCAAGCCGCGTATGAAACGCTGACGCTCGTGGTATGCAACTGTTGCACGCCGTTAAAAAGCATTGTGGGATTGCTAGTGAGTAAAGTCGCGAGCGATTGGGGAGAAGCGAAAGCCCCCCGGGGGTGGGTCCCCAATCGGGAGCAACGGGGTGGGGTTGTTAGGGAGTATCCCATCCTCGTATAAATATAATATATTTTTTTTTTGTAAATATCCCACCCTCAAACAAACATAATATATATTTTTTTTAGAAGCATTTATTATAGGAAACCATCTTTGCAACTTCAAAAATTT